TGCTTGTAAGTTTATACAGCTTATCAAATGCTTTTTTATTGCCGTTTTTAGCACTCAATACAAGCTCTTTGATTGTTTTCATAATATTTCCTCCTTTATAATTTTTTTGCGTTTCTATATATTAGACAATTGAAATGTCAAAAAGGTTCATTTTTTCGAGAGATTTTTTGAAAATTTTTAAAAAATCAATTTTTACTGCTCAAATCATAAATTGAACCGTTATCAAGAAATATCATTTTATTCGGTATGGGATTTTCTGAATTGTTTCTGTTCCAAAATTTATAATTTTGATAATCTTTTTCTCTCATATCAGTAGGATAAGTACCTGCAGTGTAAAGAGTTAATTCATCTGTTGTGTCAAAATCATTATCACAGTGCTCTATTGTCCAAGTTTTACCGCTTATATTCCTTGTTTCAGGCTCATCATCAATAACAGTATCACTGCAATTAAAGGTATACTTATTATCACTTATCTTTTTAAGATTTGTAATAACACCACTGCATACAGACTCATAATATTTATCTGCCGAAAAGCCTTTGACTTCACATTTAAATGTACCGTCATCAGCTATTTCAACCGTACTGCTAACCATACCGTTTTTAATAACCCTGTAAAATCCTGCTATCGGACTGTAATCTGCGTTGTTTTGGGAGTCGCTGTCATACTTAGCTAAAAAAGACATTGCTTCTGAATATGACATACCTTTGCATTTCTCAGGGCTGTAATAATTGCCGTAATCACTATCCAGATAATCACTGTATAACAGCAAAGAACCCATATTATCAAGAATATCGTATTTATACTTATCACATTTATCGTAACCGACTTCTTCATCAAACAGGTTGCCTGAATTGCTTAAATTAGGAATTTCACTTTTAAGCTGATCCATAGTAAGCTTAAAATCAACCTCATTTTCTTCACAATTATCTGTTGTAAATTTGAAAATTTTACAATCATTATTTGTCAATCTTCGTTGTGTAAACAAGTATAAGTCTTTACCGTCAGATGATTTAAATAAAATGTACGGGTCATATGTATGTTGAAGTGATGTTTGTAACTGGTATTCGTCCTTATCTTTAAAAGAAATCTTTTTACACTCTCCGTCAGAATAAGTATATATATTTAGCGTTACATATGTGTAATCGTTGTATGTATCTTCAACAGACTTAACAAATATCAGTTCAGGGGTAAAATCACCCATTATATCCTCAAAAACAATTTGCTTTGACTCATCTGTTTTGTTCTGATAATCATACGCTCTGATTTCAAAGGCATTTTGTTGAAGTATAGTTTTATATGCTTTGTATGCTTCCTTGTAATCAGTTTTTGGTGCTTGTGTAGTTTCTGCAACCGTTGGTTCTGTTTGTGCCTGTGTAGTTACTTGCTGTGTTGTAATTAGTGCGGTCGCTTGATCGGGGGTAGCCTTTGAAACTTCATTCTTTCCGTTACAACCAGTTAATGCAACGCTTGTCATTGGCACTAACATTGCAATCAGCATTACAAGACATTTTCGCTTTTTAGTTTTCATAAAATTTCATTTCCTCTTTTTTAACATATTAGGCGACAAAGGGCTTATGCTGTAAGCTCTGTATATTAGACACTTTAAATGTCAAAAAAGTTCATTTTTTCGAGAAATTTTTTGAAAATTTTTGAAAAAATTTAAAACATCACCGTTTTTCTAATAAAAAAGGTGCATAGAACAAGCTACGCACCTCGAAAAACACATAGCCCTTTTGTCGCCAAACAAAAATTTCAATAGTCACCTTAAGTGTATCAAAATAAGAGCCTGTATTTTTACCGAAATAAAAATACACACTTAGGTGAACTTGAAATTAAATTTTTGTTTGGCGTTCTTATTTTAGCATACAATATGTGAAAATTCAATATTTTTGTAAAATAACTTTCAAAAATTATATGAATGAAACTGTAAAATTTGAAGTAATTTCAATTTTAGGGGGAACAACTTTTCAGCTGTTCCCCTTTTTTGTCAACTGTGTAATGTTGGAGTTTTGTTTTCGCTTTGATTATACTTTTCAGAACCGAACATATCACGGATTTCATCAAGCGTTAATTCTCGTTTGCTTTTCTTGCGGTACGGCTCTGTGTGGTAATACCAAGCCTGTTTTTTGTGAGCGTATCGGAATTTTAATTCTTTCAACACTTCTTTGTGTGCTTTGGTGTTTCCCGATACCCACAACCAAGTACCGCAAATTTCAACCTCAATGTCCGAAAGGCTTGTAAGCACATTGATTATATTTATAAATTCCTGCGGTGTTTCCGTTGTTTCTTTGGTGTAGGTTTCGCCCTCTGAATTTGTATGTATATTTTTCAGGCGTTCCCACATAATCTCATATTCGTTTTGCATTACCTTAAATTCTTCTGTATCACCGCCTAAATCGGGGTGAAGCTGTTTAGCTAATCTTCTGTATTCCTTTTTGAGGTCTTCTGCTGTGTTACAGTTTGTAAAGTATTTCATAATGGTTTCTCCTTTGAAAGTTAATTTCAATTAAAATTTATATTCGGTAATTCTGAATTGGTGGGCTTTTAATAAGTCCGATTTAGATATTCACGCTGTATTTTTCACTCCTTTCTGATTTTTTATATTCGTTTAAATCGTCATCGTATGGGCTTTATGAGCATTAAAAGCGTAGCGAAATTTCATAAGTCAAGAAGCAAGTTTACGATACGCCGTAGGGCAATTCTTTACTTATAAAATAAGCGGAGCAAAATGTGAAATTAAAGCCTACGGTGACGATTTGAATATAGAAAACAGTTAAGGCTTGTGAGCGTGAATATCGGCAAAAATCGGACAAAAAAATAACGCTATGGCTTTAACCATAGCGAACCTTATAAAAATAAACCGCAGAAAATATAAAATTCCCTGCGGTTTCGTTATGATTAGTTACAAATATCCCAAAATTCGCAACTCCATGTGTTTTTATATAATCAAGAACTTCAAAGATTGCTTTAGAGGTTCAAAAAATATGAAGGAGGATTTTTTATGAATAAAAAATCTTTTAGGGTGGTACTGCTCACCTATTTTGCAGTAGCTTTTTTCGTAATTATGGCTTTCGGCACTGAATATCTCTCAGAGTGCAACAAACTCGGAATACCGTTTTCTTTGTCAGGAGCAGTAAGTTATTTGCTGACAGGGTTTATCTGCCTAATTGCAATGACTGTTTTGGTTGTTGTTTTCTTGTTGGTATTGGAATTGAGCGACAGAAAATCTATCAAATCCGCTCTTCGCTTAACAGCTAATTTTGCTTCAAACAAAGCAAGAATGAAAGTTGTAAACAGCGTTTATCCGAACTTACTTTACTTTTTGTATGATGTATTACAGAGCAATAACGAGTTTTTAAAACTTCCGCTTGGTAAAGATTGCAGTTCTCTCTTAAAAGAGGGGTACAATCCACTATGTGTTGACAACTGTATTTTTTACACCTTTCAGATTATTATGCCAAAAAAATCATATGACTTTGATGACGATACATTAAAGCAAATTATCCAATCGTATATTGAAGCTCAATTGCTTAATTACGGCATGGTTAATTTACCCTCATTCTACAACAGCAAATCCTACGGTATGATACCGAGCGTATATATTGAAAAGGTTGTATATAACGAAGAACAGCATATGTTAAGATTTTCTGTATTGTATATCAGCTGTGAAGATGATGTAAGGCATTATATCAAATCCAAAAAGAGAGATGAACAGCTGAATATAACAACAGATAAGGTGTATGACGATGAGGTTTGATAGCAGTAAATTAACTGTTGGTGTAGATTTATCTATTCTTTCACAGGGTGTAAAAGTGCCTGTTACGGTGGACTTTTCCTCTGTACCTCATATGCTGATAGTAGCACCAAGCGGAAGCGGTAAAACTTATCTTCTAACATACATATTAGGTCAAATAGCAAAGAAGTCTGTCAAATTGATTTTGGCAGACTTTAAAGGCATTGATTTTATTGAATTTAATGACTGTCGGAATTACTATAAGCATAATTCTGTCGGTGAAGCTGTTGATTGTGTTTTTGATGAATTACAAAACAGAATGGCAAATGCAAGTGTAAATTCAGAATATGAACCGATTTATTTATGTATTGATGAGTGGTCGGGTTTCCTCAGTTCTTTAGCCGTAAAGAAAGAGCAGGATAACTACAAGCAAAAACTTGCCAACATTCTTATGTTAGGTCGAGGTGCAAATATTTTTATCATTATGTCACTACAAAGAGCCGATTCAACATATATTACAGGACGAGATAACTTTGGCAATGTGGTAGGTCTTGGTACGCTCAGCAAAGAGAGTATAGCAATGGTATTTAATGATAATAAGGAGATGATAGAACCAAAATCAAGGGGCAAAGGATATCTGCAAACTGACGGAAAGCCTTTGAGAGAAATAGTTGTGCCTATGTTACGAAACATAAACGATACAAAAGCCGTTATAAAAACAGCTTTATCCCGATAATTATTTATACAGCAAATTGAATATTTATGCACAAGAATAGCTCAATCATTACTCTGATTGGGCTATTTTTTATGCTTTAAAATAAATTGTCGTTTCTTGTGGTTTATGGCAATGTTTTATGGTTGATAAAATAGCGTTTTTTACTATTAGCCAAAATTGCACTATACACTATAACACATTTCTTTGTACCCTAACACTTTCAAAATCTAAAACCATACCTTTTTTGTCGTGGTTGATACATCTGAACCTTGGTTGAGTATCAATTCTTCCCTGCGTTTCTAACATAAGCACTTATAGAGTGTGTCCTGCACTCTGTGTAAATTCATGGCACAAGAAAGTTGTCAATAATTATGCAAAGAAATGCATACAAGAAGGCTATTGGAGAAAGAATACAGCAGTTGAGAAAGGGGCTTAGAAAAGAAGGCTTTAACGGTCAGCCTAAGACTGTAAATGAGTTTCTTGAGTTTTTAAACCCGAAAATTGATGATGATTATGATAATTACGGTGACTATTCGCTTACTGACATTGAATTTAGCTATAAAAAGGATTATGTCAGTAAGGTTGAACACGGAATCATTTTTCCGTCCACTGATTTTTTATTTCTCATTCATCTGCGTTTTAATGTTTCTTTAGATTATTTGGTTTTCGGTCATAATTTACCCGAAATTGAAGAATTAAGAAAAATTTGTAAACATTCAGGTAAAAGCAAAATTACCGATTTTTGCTTTAATTTATTAGAGGATAATTCAAAATATGCCGAAGATTTTGATGATGAAGATGAAGATTTTTTTGTTGATTATAGAGCTCGATTAGATGAGGTACGCAAATATTTTTGTACTCATCAACAAATGAAATTGACACAAAAACAGTTCAGTGAATTGTTAGGTGTATCTAAAAATACAATGGACAAGTATCATTCAAAGAAAAATGATGTTCAGAGCAAAAAGTATGCAGACATAAGAAATACTGCTCTTGAGTATCTGATTAGATTTTCGCTCACTACAAAATGTTCGTTAGATTACTTATTGTATGGTACATATCTCTTAGAGGGCTTTCCCAGTGAACTTATGGAATTGCTTCGTAATTATGACTATGCAAAGCAAACGCAAATCTTGAAGTTGTGGCTTGAAGAAACAAAAAAATTTTTTAAAAATTCTTAAAAAGGGGTATTTCCTATCCAAAGTATCCCAAAATTCGCAACTCCATGTGTTTTTATATAATCAAGAACTTCAAATGAAGTTCAAAATAAACAGAAAGGAGATAGCTATGGATATTAAAAATGCAAAAATTGATGTACTGGGTTCTGTTGGCAGTAAGTTATTGTTGATAGATGTTATACCGTCATATGCCTATGTGGATGGACGCCGAACAAGCACGGTTACAGGATATAAGTATATCGTTATTCTTGAGGAAAATAAGTTTGATAGGCTTAGCGTTCGTATTGACGGTGATAAACAGATTGACAATCCTATTGACGGCAACAGCCGTATTTATGTACGCTTTGATAATCTTGAATTATCGCTGTATTGGACAAGTGCAGGACATCAGATTGCGGCAAAGGCAAGTGCTATTCATTTAGTTAATGAGAGTCTTAAACCGCAAAAGTAATTGCTTTGCCGTGGGCGGTAGCACCGTCAAGGTGCGAACCGCCTGACGGCAAGTCAATCCCCTCACTTTTTAATGAAGGGGATAATATAATTTTATCGAATATGTGTTCGATATTATAGGAGTGATTATATGAATGGATAAAGAATTGAAAGTCGGTGTAGATGAATTTTCTTTAGTTTTCTTTTATCCGATTGATGATGTTTGTAACGATTGGCAAAGTACAGCTTATTCAATGATACAGGAATTTATCTATAAGGCGGACATAGAATTGTTGCTCGGTAAAGTTGTAGAAATGCGTGATAAAAAGCCGCAGGCATATTCACAAGCATTTACTATTGAGAACGCTCCATATTATTTCACTATAGCGTTACACGAAACTTTTGTGCATATGGGAATATTAGTTCGTTTCTCTGCTCACTCTTGGGCAGTATATCAAAAGCGGTATTTTGATTTCTACGGTGAGAATATAAATATCGGAAAATTTTTAAGCAACATTGAAAGTCCGTTATACAGATACAGACTGAGCCGTATAGATTTAACTGCTGACTACAAAAATTATGATTTATCACCGCATAGCATATACAGCAGGTTAAAGGACGAAAGTCTACAGGTGCTTGACTGTAACTACAGACACAGTAAAAGAAAGATTTCTTCTGTTGAAAAAAATTTGGTGACTGAGTCAATCTATATCGGTTCAAGGGCTGAAAACGCACAGTCACTACTTCGGGTTTATGATAAAAAATCGGAGCAAATTAGCAACAACGGTTTTCGCCTTGATGAAGCATTGCAGTGCGACAGTTGGGTTAGATTTGAGGCTTCATACAGAGGAAACTATGCTCATCAAATAACCGAGCAATTGGAACATATAACAGATGATGTTTCTGTATCGCAGTTCATTGCAAGCAAAATATGTGACAGATACCGTTTTTATGACCCTCTTAACAGCTGTTTTACTGATTTTACAAACGACCTGCTTAAAATAATTGAATGCAGTAATTTTCACGCTTTGCGTTGTGAAAGTCCTGCTAACAATAGTTTGAATAAAAGCATTCAGCATATTATTTACGGTAGCGGTTTGTTCCCTTTGATATACAAAATCAGCGTTATATGGGGTGAAAAAGCTGTTGCTGAATTTTGGAGTATTCTGTATGAAATATACAAGAAATACCATAAGAAAAAACTTGAAATTAACCCTCAGATAAGGGCTTGGCTTAGAAAGAATTTTCTTAGTTTATCACAGCAAAGTTTATCAGATTGCTTTGTCAGTGTTGATCTTACAAAGATTGATGTTGCCGAGATTGTAAATAAGATCTCCGAAAGTGACAATCCGTTTACACTAACGGTAATAAACACAAGCAGTAACACAGATAATCAGGTAGTATCTGATGAAGAATTTGAACGCACTTTTTATTCAAAGGATATGGAGTGAGATATTGAACCCGAAATACATAAATACCGAGAAACTTAATTTCTTATAAACACACAAATAAAAACCGAAAAACCTAAAAACTGGTTACCATAGAAATATGATTATCTTACTTCATATTTTTATATTATAATTTTCTATAAGGAGAATGATTATGAGTGATAATTATATGCTTAATGAAGTAGTAAAGTATTGGAAGCTAACAAATGACCTTTTAGTAGCTTTTGAGGACTTTAACGGTCAAATACAAAAGCATACGGTTCATTTGCCAAAAGAGGACATTGACACAATTCTTAATATCGGAATCACAACAGGTATTAAAAATTGGTGCGACAGAGTTGATATTTTAGAGGACAAACTGCTTGGGACTTATTATAGTGAACAAGTGTCAAGAGGCGGTTCTCTGATATTTCATGACAAAATTTTTGATAGAGTCGGAGTTATGACTCTTTCGAATTTTCTCCAGTCATATAGCTGTATATACAGTGCGGCAACCTCATACGGTCTTAGTGAGCATTGTATTGACGGTTACTTTTACAATTCACCTCGCATATGTGATTACATCATTCAGTTCGCTTTGTTTGAAGATATACCCTATTTTCACGCAGAAGAAACGGAAGGTGGTAGCATATGAATGATGAGAAAAAGAATATGTGTGATGAAGATGATTCAGATGAAATTCTCGAATATACAGGCGGTAGCGAGCTCAGCGATTTAACCTTTATGACGACATATGATTATTATTCCAGTTGGCGTATCAAAGAAGTGTTTAGTGTAGCAGGATATGACTTACAACCAGTTTACTTAGGCTACAAGGCTTTGAGATACAGACCTTGTCAAAGATATTGGATTGTAGATAAGAATACAAATCAACGAATTGGTTCATCAAATAATGGGTACAGCTTTGAAGACCTTCGTTATTACTTAGGTGGACTTGGTATTCCTCTTCACGGTGAAAATTACCACCCCACCAGAGATAAGGACGGCAGACGCACTTCTTGTAAGGAGTTTCTTGAGCTTGTAGAAAGCCTTCCTGATGAAAAGGAGGACTTAATATGAGTGTAGAGATTAAATTCATCGGTACTAAAGAGGTTGCCGAAGCACTTGGTTGTTCCTTGCCTACTGCACGCAATATTATGTTGAGAGCAGATTTCCCTTTAATACGGGTAGGTAAAAATCTTAAAGTTGAGCTAAATGCTTTTCTTAACTGGTCGCAGAAAAGAAGGGTATGAGTATTTAAAGCATTTACATAATATTTAAGCAACCGTATTGACACAAAAGATTTAAGGCTATACAATACTGATATAGTAAAAATCTTTTGTGCTTTACGGTTGGGAAAGGAACGATTTTTATTAACACAAAAAGCACAAAACCAAAGTCAAAATGTAAGAAACTTGATTACGGTGACGGTTCTGTATACTATGTTAAAAGCAGAAAATGCTTTGCAGGTCAGATAACGCTTGAAATTAACGGTGAGAAAAAACGCAAGACGGCTTACGGTAAAACCGAACGCATTGTTAAGAATAAGTTGCTTGAATATCGTATTCAGGCAAAAGCAGGATTTTTTGACGAACCCGATAACACAACTGTCTATGAGCTTGCCGAAAAGATGATTGAAGAACAATTCTCTCTTAATGAGATTAAGCAAACTTCATATGACCGCAAGAATGAAACATTAAAGTCAATGAGTCCTATTTATGATTTAGCAATGCGTGAGATTACGGAAGATGTAATAAAGCATTTTTTCATTTCTAAAATCTCTTATTCGCAGTCATACTTGGATAAAGCATATCAGCTTTTAAAGTCAGTTTTCAATGAAGCTGTAAGGAAGAAAATTGTTACAGAAAACATTATGCTGAACATCAGAAAGCCAAAGTCAAAGCAGGAGCTTGTAAAAGTAAGAGCATTGACTGTTGATGAACAGAAAAAGCTGATAGATGTTCTCAAAAGCGAGGATATACGCTATTCGGAACAAATGCTTTTATCAATGTTCACAGGAATGCGAATGGGAGAAATCAACGCTTTAGAAGTCAAAGATATTAACTTTAATGACCGTACAATAAAGATTTGTAAGACTGTCAGCAGAGGTCTTAACGGCAAAACATATATAAGCGGCTCAACAAAGACTAAAGCAGGTATGCGTACAATCTATTTTAATGATGATATGGCTGATTTTTTAAAACAGTGTATCGGAGATAAAAAAGACGGTCTTATATTTGCTTCAAGTGTGGATAAACTTGTCACAACTAATCAGGTAAATTATCAATACGCAAACACGCTGAAAAAGTATGATATACTTGATAAGAGTGTTTACGGAAAGGTTGATTTACATTCACTTCGTCACACATATGCAACAAGATGTATTGAATCAGGTATGCCTGCAAAGGTACTGCAAAATCTTCTCGGTCATACTGATATAAGAATTACGCTTGATACATACTGTGATGTTTTCCAAAAATACAGTATGGAAAATCTTGCTGTAGCTGACAGCTATATGAAGAGCAATAACATTGCAATAGTATGACTGTCCGAAAATGCACTGTCAACTTTACTGTCACACCATAAAAAGCCGATAAATAAGCCACTTGTCAGGGTTACCTGCACCATAGCTTTTTACCCCGGTAAATACGATATTTACTGGGGTTTTGCTATACTTAAATCACTCTAAAACACGGAAAAATACATATCGTAGCTAACACACAGCTAACAAGTAGCTAACAAATCTACAAATGACAAAACTCCCCTCACTCGCTTTTTACGGCGGATGAGGGGATTTTTTTTGCAATTATGTGTTTGTCAAGACATTAAGAATGTCCTTTAGGTTTTAATTAGCCGAGTGCCTTTTTTGCGTTGGCAATTTTGTTGTCTTTTGCTCGAATACCGTCATTGATGAGATGATAGATAGCATTGATGGTCTTCTCGCCAACGATACCGTCAACTGTGACTTTACCTGCTCTCTGTGCCTCTTTTACAGCTTTCAAAGTGCCGTCACCGAAACCGTTCGAGTTATCGACCTTAGTCTTGATGATTTTCATGTTGTACAATGTAATCAACTGCTTCTTAAATGCGAGTATTGCTGTGTTGTGTGAACCGTATTTAATCATTTCCTCATTCTCCTTATTTGATGTTTTACCGCCGAGCTGTGCGGTTACTTCGTCTGCAAGATTGCCGAGCCTGTTATAGAGCCAGTCGCCCGGACAGGATTTATTTGCAAACCACCTATGTACAGTCAAGACCATTTCGCCCGACTTCGGCGAATAATTTAAAGTCTTGTCCTCGTTACCAAACCAAAGCAATTTAGTCTTGCCGTTACGCTTGCAAATGTCAACGCAAAGTGCAATAAGTTTGTTGTACACTTTACTGTTCATGGTGTACGGAGCTACTGTGTCGCTTGCACATTCGATTGTAACTGCACGCTGGTCATTTGCGTTTGATGAACTACACCAAGAGCGATTGCCCTCATCTACACAAAGCAACACTCTGCCGTCATAGCCGATTCCGTAGTTACAGCTTGCCTCACAGGCTGTATTCATAAAGATGTTGCCGAGGGTTTCGACACTGCACTGACCTACAACACAGTGCGGAGTAATGCGGTCAATACTGTGTGTGCGTTTACCACTGTGGTTTGGACTTAATTTTGTGTAATTAACAAGTTTTGAATTACTCATAATTATTCCTCACTTTCGCAAATAATTTTTTTGTTTTCAAACTTTTTGTATGCGTCAAGATACATTTCGTTTTTATCGCCGTTGTATGTACATTCGTAGTACATACCGTCGTGTAATGTTGTGCTGATAAGGCATTTGTGGTTTTGCAAAGTCTTACACGACCACACTACAAAAGTGTCAAAATCAGGTGTATCATCTGACTTATCTATGTGATTTAACACATACTTGTTTACCTCAGATGTTGCAAACTTAATAAAATTTGCATTTGTCATAATTATTCCTCGCTTTCATCTGTTTTTACTTCGACTGTGGTTTTCAGCCTTTTAACGATTGATACCAAAAATTTCGGCAATGGAATACCAATTTCCGAGAGGTTTTCTAAAATTGAAATCAACTCATTGATGATAAACCAAATCGTAACAATCATGCCGATACAGTAGTTAATCCGCAAGTCGATTCCGCAGTTGACAAGTGCCGAACTGATGAGATAATCTGCAACAATTCCGACCGCTACAGCTACGATATAGCCTACCTTTTTGATAATGCCTGTTACACCGACACGGCTGTTCAGCGTGTGGCTTATGTATGCCTGTGCCATTCCAGTGATGTAGTCGATAATCATTACCGCAATCATCACCGCAAACGGCACAAGCAAGATGTTAAGATATGCGACAATAGCACCGCATACTGTGGCAAATAATGCCTGTAAAATGTTTTCTTTCATTGTTTACACCTCGCTTTCTGTCGTCGGCTCGTCAACGGTTGGATTGTCGCCCCAAACTGCCATGACGGCATTGTAATATTCATCAGACAGCACCGTTTTGAGCTGTTCTCTGCCCGATTTGCTGTTCATGTATGCGTTGCGGATGTTTCCGCCAACCTGCATTTCTTCACCGTTGAAGGTCAAAAACTGCTGTCTGAGTACCGAAACGCTGTCCTTTGTGAGCATATCAAGTGTGATTTTTTCTTTAAGTTCCATTTTTCATACCTCCGTTATTTAATTTTGTACAAGCAAATCACATTAATTTGCTCGCCGTCTGCAAATGTGTAAGCCGTCTTATCCTGAGTCGAAAACTGTAGCCAAGTGTTATTTTTCGGAATGGCAAATTTAAAGAGCTTGCCAAGGTTTGAAATACCGACACAAAAAACATTGTCCTCGGAAATACATTTGTACGGCAAATCAATCAGCGGACACATGCTATTGCCGCCAAGAGATACTGCGTTCATTTTGACCGTTGCACTGACGATTACGATGTCACCAATCGTCTTATATGTACATTTTGCACTTTTGATTTTATCGGTGACGGTTGAATACGGTGTGAGTGTTGATGTACCACTTTCAATATTTGACGAATCGTATTTAGTCGCCAAGGCGGTTTTATCTGCTTTCACAAGCAGAGCATTGTAAACCGTACCGCTTGTGAGGTAACACGGGCTGTTATTTTTTGGTTCGCTGTCAAACGGCATTGAATTGAGCTTTTGGGCAAGTTTTTGGTCTGTTCTTTCCTTCGTATATGCGTCCGTAATTCCGTACCCTGCAAGCGTTGTCGATTTATTGGCTTTACTTGCAAGATTTGCGTCGGTCGTATCAAACCTTGCTCCAAGTGAATTATGACTGCCTCTTGCCGTGGTTATTTCGGTTTCAAGTGCAATTGCTCCGTCTGTTGCCCTTTCAATCCCCTCGTCCATATGGTTGAGGTTATCGGCATTGAGGGGCGGAGCAGAGCCGTTCACAAAGACAATTTTATTGTATTTGTTCATTTTCTTTTACTTCCTTTCCTAATCGTTTTTCGCCCTTTGATGTGAGGGCAGTTATAAATCCGTCCATTTTCTTATTGAACACAAATGTTTCGATTGTCGGCAAATCTTCAAACGGAGTTTTAATTGTGTACTTATCGCCTGCCTCAAGCCACCAATACGAAAACAGCTTAATTTTTGTCGGGCGGTATTTATATACATCACCAAAAAAATTAACAGAATTATATTTTGTGCCAATATCACTTGCTGTTGTTCTGCACCTCATCAAAATGTTATCGGAAACATACCACGAAAAATCGTTACTGTTGCCATACAAAAACGCTTTTTTATCAGCAAACTTAGCACTGTACATACGGATAGGCTCAAGTTCGTAATCTTCAAAGGATAAATCTTTGTATGAATCGATTGTTTCAACGGAAGATTGAGAATACAGCCTTTTAAAACGCATTTTTCCGTCGGCATCTATAACGGCAAAGCTCAAAGTTAATTCTGCATAAGCTTGGATTAAATCTGACAAGGTAATGTCCTTTATAACCTTTTCCACGCAGGTATCATCAAATTTCAGCGGTACACTAAAGATAGATAAGCTCGGCGGTGAAACCCCTGTAATTGCATAATCTTTGGCAAATTCTGCGATTATTGAATAAAAGCTCTTAAAATTATCGTCTTTTTGATAGTGCGCATAACCATAAGCAAAACTGCCGTCCTCGTTCTCTTTGCCTGCAAACCACAAAGACATATCCACCTTTGACATATCATAAAAAGCGTCATAGGCTGTGATTTTGACGATGTTACGCTGTTTTTTATCTCTTTGAGCCGACTGAATTTTACCGTAGAAAACAGGACATTCAACCGTTCCTGTTTCAGCAGGACAAATAAGAGTATTTGACGGGTACAAATCATCTGACGGATACAGCTCTGATTCAAGATATGTTGCCGTTATGATGACCTGTACCGTCTTTCCTATCAAAGCCGAGCAATCATAATCAATGAGTTTCACGCTCATTTCAGAGGCTATGCAACCGCCGAATTTCAATTCTTTTTCAACGATTTCATTTTCAAGCGAAAAGCTGTCAAGCACGATACTTTCACCTGTTATATCCTCAAAACTGCCGTCAGGAGAATGCAGGGCAACGGTGTTGTAAAGTGTGTTTGTTTTCAGCTTATCAGCAATTTCTTTAGATACAAGCATTTTTAAGAATCACCCCTTAATACTCAATCAGCTCAACAGTAATCGGCTGATAGGTTATATCATTCTTTTCGGCATTCATTACGGTATATTCAATATCAGGAATATAAAAATAAGAGGTGTAATAGCTGTTCGTTTCATCGTTCCAATAAGTTACCCTGCACTTTCTCTGTAACTTATTCGCCATTGAGAGGTTGATAATCGACTGAAAATCAATCTTTTCGTCAAGATGAAGAATGTGAGTTGAAAACGAAATTTTTGTTTTGTAATTTGGCAGCGTTGCCCTTTGAAGCGTACCGTTCTGATCTCGTTCCGCAGAAGTTTCAAGTCGCTGATTCGGAGTTGATGAAAATGCGGTAATGTACTTATTCGGCATTATGTTGTTGCCGAATTTAAGCAAATAGCCGTTATAATTTGACATATCATCCCCCCTTTATGCAAATGCGGATTTACCGTTGTGTCTGCGTCTGTAAAGCTCATCCTGTCTTATCATTTCTTCAAAAAGCGTTGAACCCTCAAGCTCGGCAGTAAACGAATAAGTGTTGCCGCCGTTATTGCGAAAGATAATGAACATTTCATAAATGCGTTTAAGCAGGTCAAGAATTTGTGTGAGAATCACTGTATCCTGACCGCCCGAATTGTCGAGCATACCCTGTAACTTGTTAAGAGGGGAAATAACCTCAGGGTTACCGCTGTTAGCGCCTGCGTTATCGCCGACAACCGCAAGTGTCGGAGCTTTAACAATACCGCCTTTTGCAAATTTTCGTGCCGGTGATTCCGTGGGCTCTTCAAATCTCGGAATGAGAGGCGGATTTTCAGGCATTGAAAAACTCCAATCCTGTCCAAAAGCCGCTCCGATAATACCGGCTATTCCGCCGATTGAATTAACAACGCCAGAAACAAAGTTATAAATACCTGTCCACAACGCATTTATGCCGTCAATGATTGCGTTTATAATGAACTTAAACACGGCGCAAATGCCGTCCCAAATGCCTTTGAAGAAGTCATAGATACCCTGCCATGCTTTGTTCCAATCGCCTGAGAAAACACCTGTAATGAAGTCAATTAGACCGCCGAATGTTTTCTGTATAGAGGTAACCAACCCACCGATAAATGTAAACACATTATCAAACACTCTTTTTACGGCATTGAAAACATTCTGAAATATAGGTCCCCAAAAGCTGACAAGCCAGTTTACAAACGGTGACAGGAAGTTATTCCACACGGTTGAAACACAGTCTGCAACCTTGCCGAAGAAGTTTATTGCACCCTCAAAAACAGGCTTCAGCCAGTTTTCCCAAGCTGACTTTACTATTGCTACGATAAAATCCCACGCAGGCTTAATCCATTGATTGTAAACATTCATCAGGGTTGTGCCGATATTGGTAAACATATTGCAGACATTCTGAAAAATCTGCTGTCCGTTGCCGTTCCACCATTCGCTGATAATTGTTCCGATATTTCCGAAAATCTGACCGATAAAGTCAAACACATCTGCAAACTGCAATTGTAAATTTTCAAGAAATTCTGTGATTGTTGCACCGTCATTTTCAGTCCATTCAACAAGGCTTTCGGTTGCAGTTGAAAACGCACCCGAAACAACTTCGCCGACTGAGCCCGCAAAGGTTGTAAGACCGCTTAAAAGATTGGAAATTGATTCTTCCATTTGAGGGCGAACATTGTCAATTGCATTGCCTGCAAGTGTACCGAAATTATCAAAAAAGATTGAAAGGTTGTTATAGCCGTTTGTAAGATTGTTGCCTATGGTGTCGATAAAGCCGATAATCTTTTCCCTGTCTTTTGAGATCCACTTAGCAACACCGCCCGAAATGGTCTGAAACGACTTTCCGCCGATTGTCGCAACCGCTCCGAATGCAGAACCGATTGCCCCGAGTTTTGCAGAACCGACCTTTTGCATTGTGCCGAATGCCTTTTGAACTATGGGAACAGCATTATCAAAAACGGTCTTGCAGTTCTTGCCTATAGCTGACCAATCAACCTTGTTAATACCTTTCTGTACATTCTCGACAAAACCTTTGAATCCGCTTTTTTCGTATAGATTTTTGAATGCCTCCGAAAGGTTTTTGCTTGTGTCCTTGACAACATTCTTTGCAACAGCTCCGCCCGATGAACCGCCCGATGAGCTTTTTGATGAAGATGTATCTGACTTTGAAGATGAGCTGTCAGAGCTTGAAAGCACATTCAGCTTATCAAAGCCCGCAACACTTCTCTTTGCTTTTTCGGAACTTTTCTGAACATTATCAAGTGACTTTGAACTGTCATCTGCCGTATCCGTAAGGCTTTTGGCAGAATCGGACGCAGATTTGATATTGCTTGCGGTGTTGTTGCCTGTATCCCAGCCGAAGACCTTTGAAAGCGATTCAACCGCACCTTTGGCATATTCCGTTAAAGTCGCAAGTGCGGAACTCAACCGCTTTACAACCTGAGTTGCCACCTGAAGAATAGGCTGACCGACTACGGCAAGGAGCTGTTTCCAACTTTCTCTGAGGTTGCCCGTTACATTCTCCCAACCGTCTGCTTCACGGCTTGCCTGTCCCATAGCACCCGAAAGCTGATTGGCGTCCTTGACCATTTGCAAAAGCGTGAGCTGTTTCTGCGATTCCGACAAATCCATAAATGACTTGCCATACAGCTTATTAGCCGCCGCATTTCGTGTGGTTTCAGTACAGGACAAACCGAGTGCGGCATCATTTTCAAAGTTGCCTTTCAAGAACGATTTCAGGCTTTCTGCGGTGTCTTCAAGCGAACGGTCGTAATATGCGGCACTGTCGGCTGTTACCTGTAAAGCCTCCTGCATCATTCCCAAAGCACTTGAACTGTCCATTCCAGTAGTTTTTGCAAAGGCATAAATGCTTGTGCCGACGCCCTGCAATCGGGTTTCAAGAATACCGCTCTGATTGGCAACGCTCTGAATGGCTGACTCTGCCTGTGACTGCATTGTGCCGAATGTCTGCTCAAACTGCGAATTTGCCGCATTGACTTCCGCAGCCGATTCAATGCACTGCTGACCGAACTCCTTGATTTTTGCAACAGAAAAAGCGGCAACCACAGCCATTCCTATTTTCTTAAACGAAGATGAAACCGAATTGCTTAATTGCTCACCGCTGCCTTTGATGTTTGAAAACTCTTTTTCGGTTTTCTGAGAAACGCCCTCTGCAACCTTTGAAAAGGACTGTTTCATATCAGTGCTTACATTTTCAAAATCTTTTGAAAGACTTGAAAACGCCGAATCAAACTTTTTGGTAATTGAATCGGAAATCTTATGCAATGTTTTTGAAATATCATCACCTGTCAGCCTGACATCAAGCTCAATTTCACCCGCCTTTGTCGCCATATTCACCACTTCCTTTCATTTTAGATTTTTTAAAAACAGGCATAAAAACAGCGCACACCGCTATGATGTACGCTTAAAAATTTTGCAAAAGAACAGCCACCCCATTTGGAGTGGCTTTTTGTTTTAGTTGTTGAGTTCGTAGTATTTGATGTCGATTTTCGGAAGTGACACATTGTTGCCCATTACGGTTTCATATGTATAGTCGCCGTCACAAGTTCCCCAGAATGTGATTACATCATCTTCAAGGAGTTTGTCCGCACCGTCAGGAATTTCTACAGTTGCGTAGATTGTATCAGTCCACAATGGTTCATCAAGATACTCATTTTCTTCTTTGGTTATATTGAATCTCAGGTCAACCGAATCGCCCCAGCCTTCCTGAACCTGAATAATCTGACCTTCAAACTTGTAGTCATTACCTTTGTACTTGTCAGGGTTTCTTGAAAGAGTTTTAAAGTCGACTGTTTTGCAACCGTCTTTAAATTCTTTTTCAACCTTCTTCGGGTCTTTAGTAGGCTTTTCTGTTGCAACTTCTTTTGTGGTCGGTGCTTCTGTCGCTTTTTCAGTTGCTTTTTCTGAACTCTGATTTGCAACAGTAGTTTCCTGCTTTGATTTGTTTGAACCGCTGTTACCGTTAATTGCACCGTTTACACCGCCAACAATCATAATAGCAACAACGATAATAACCCAAAAATACCAACGCTTGTAAATTTTCTTCTTTGCATTTGCAGGATTTACGGTTGCCGAGGTTGAATCGTTTCCGCCAAATCCTGCACCGCACTTGTCGCAAAATTTTGCATCGTCCTTTAATTCGTTTCCGCAATGTGGACATTTCATAAACATACACTCTCCTTAATAAATTTGTTAGTGTATGTTACATTTTATCACTATATATTAACATTGTCAAGAATTTTGTAGATACAGCGAAAATTATGTACAAATTTACAGATTAGCAAAAAAGTTTTGAAATTCTGCAAGAACGGTGTTCATATCTTCGTCTGAATAGTGCTTTATATTCCTTGACCGCCACTTGTTGCGGATTTTATGCTGTGACGAAGTAAAGGTTTTCAAGACCTCTTTGTCGGTTTCAAGGCGAATTTGAACCGTTCTTGCAAGCGGTGTTTCGGGTCCTAAGCCTTGCAGAAGTGAGCAGAACTCATTCCAACTCATTTTAGCAAAATCCTTTGAATAAATGCTGACCCCGTACTCCGAGCGAAAGCTCGACACGATTAAATCAAAGTCATCAATCAGGTCGTAGCCGGGGTCTGAACTTCCCCCTCGTCAGTCAAATCGCCTGTTGCAATTTTGGCAGATTCGCTGATAAGGGCGTTGAAATCGTGCATATTCAGTTTTAACTTTTCAATCTTTTCTCTCTCGGATTCATCAAAAAGAAGATGATACATTTCGATAACATCTTTACTTTTACCGTTGCCGTCCTCAAAAAGTGCCGCAACTTTGAGCATTGAAACTGCGTCATTGTTGATTGCAAGGTCAACATTTTTAACTCTGACACTCGGCTTTTCCTCAAAATTAAGCTTGTCTGTAATATCAATTAACTTTGACATAATCGTTCATTCCTTTCGTTTTTTTAAGCGGCTGCTGTATATACGGGTTTGCCGTTTGACATAACTTCAAATTCAAGCGGAGCAACACCCGTACTTGCGCCTGCACCGTTTGATGTAACGGATACAACTGCATTTTTAAAGAGGACGGTTGCACCGTTGGGGAAGGTCCACATAAACGAAACTTCTGCCTTTCTGCCGTTTTCAAATGCAAGGGCGGCAATCTGGTCATTGCCTGCGTCACCGATTGTACGCTTGCCCTTTACCGAAATTGTGATTGACTTTGCTGTCATAAGCCTTGACTTCCAGCCCTCGTTTTCAAAGGCTGTCCATTCCTCGACACCGTTGTCAAATGCAACAGAAAATTCTTCGCAGTTAGCAATATTTGTCGTGGCGGATTCTGTTCCTGCCTTGCCAACTGCAAACTGATTTTCATAGCATGGGAATACTCCCGATTCAACTTTTGCCATAAAATTACTTCCTTTCGTAATAAAATTTAACTTCAATGACCTGCTCATACACACCCTTGTCATCTGTTCCCACATCAACGGGTTCTTCCGTGAGCAGTTCGATTATATAGATTTTGTGTTCCTTAATTTCAACATTTTTAATGCCGTAAAGCGTTTCGTAAAGTCTGCGTGCAAACTCCTCGGTTTCTCTTGCGTTGTCGGTGTAATGGATAAGCAAAGACACGCTTATTGTATCGTAGGTACTTTCACCGCCGATTGCCCTTGTGGGTGTTCCCGACTGCTTTAATGAATACACACCGATTGACCTGTCCTGCTTATTGTCAAGCTTGCCAATGTAATAATGCTCTGCTGATGTAACGCTTTTGAGCCAATCTCTGATGTCCGATAAGTAAATCAAAGTCCTGCTTCCTTTCTGTATAATCTCACAAATGCCCGACTGCAAAAATTCTGCCGTGTACCGCCCTCAAGCCACAGTGAGAACCATTTACCGCCGGCGGCAATGTTTTCCTTACGGCTGAAATTATACTCGGGATGAAAATACAACCGCCTTGCATACGGAGTACTTGACACGATTTTAACTATCCCCTTTGCACTTTGTGAATAATCAACAGCGGTACTATCGTCTTGAAGTATGCTTGTATCAAACGGCATTACCTGCTTGTTTTTCACCCGTGTAAGAAGTGCGTCACCTGTCTGTTCAAGAGCCTGTTGCTTTGCCCTATCAAGCTGTTTTACAACAGGCATATTGAGTTTGATTTTTGATGATACTGAAAATCCCATTAAATCACATCCAATTCCGTAAAATTAACTTTGCCGTCGGGGTTGCGGTGTTTTGTACCCTGTACGATGTTTCGTTTTACGCCGTCAAGGATTACAAAGCCACCGCTTAAAGTGGGGCTGTCGGGAGCAATGTCGCCGTCAAAAAGCAAGGTAGCCGACACCTGAACAATTTTCTGCTCTTTGGTATAGACCGTCTTTGCCTTTGACTGCACATTGCACACAGCGTTGCCTCCGCATAATATATTTGACGGATAAAGATTTTCGGAGGGATACAGGTTTTTGCACTCAAATGCGATAACAGGAGAGCCGTCCTCGGTTATTCCCTCACCGTAGATTGTGACCTCGACAGGAGTTTTGCAGAACTGCTTTTTTACAAGTGACGGAAATTTCACGGTTTTCACGCACCTTTCAGATTGCAGGATAACAAAGTCCTGTTGATTTTAGCAACGCATAGAGGTCGGCAGGAATTGCCACTCCGCTGATACACATTAAGTTCCAGCTTGCACCAAATTCCATTGATGTACCGTTGATTGAATAGCTTTTCAGATAGGAAGAAATCATATCGGCATTTTCTTCTTCAAAAGCAGTAAGTCTGCTATGCACTCTGCCGATGATTCTCTTCTGCATTTCCGAAAGTTTTTCAAAATCAATGCGGTTAAAAGTCAGAACATCAATGTGTTCGGCAGAGATAACGCTGTTCTCATCTCCGCCCTGCTGTTCAATGTAATCGGCATACATAGATTTACTCCTTTGTGTCTGACTTGGTACTCTCTTTAAGTTTTTTGTTTTCGGCTTTGAGCTTTGAATTTTCTTTCTTCAAAGTATTGTAATCATCAACAGAAATTTTCTTGCCTAATCCATATTCTTTGATTTTGCCGTTGTCATCCTGAATATCATAACCACGGGATACATAAGTCTTAGCTTCCTCGTCTGTGTTGACTGTATATGACTTATTGTCTTTGATTGCTTTCATTTTTTCTCACCTCGCTTTAAGCCTCGGCATGAATGATTACGCCCTGCTTCATAAGTTCGTCAATGGCAAAAGTACCATTAACTTTTCTGTTCTGATATATATAATTATCAGCTGTTCGGCTGTCAGAACCCGGAGTATAGACATTGATATATGAATACTTAACTCTTGACACCTGTGCTTCCGGGTCAATAAGAATATAGTCAATCTGCTTAGCTGAGCTGTCAGCAACACAACCGTTTGTAAAATCAAACAAAGACTTCATTCTTGAGCTTGGCACTTCTACAATCTTATCAATATCATCAACGGAACGAACACGGCGGTCAATGCCCTTTGCGGAACTGATTTCAAGTGTTCTCTGAATACCCTCTGCATTCTTCAAAAGCTTTTTGTACTGTGGTGTCGCATAAAGAATAACCCTGTCGAGCGGTACACCCGCTTCGGCAAAAGCCTCAAGGTTATCGTCAAAATCTGCAAGCACATTCGCCGCAGTTAATGCAGTAGTTTTTACTGTTGCACCAACTCGCTTAGCTTCTGTATAAAGCTTGCTGTAAGTATAACAGTCGAGTTCAGGTATAGCCTGTGTTTTTTCAAAGCGTGTCTGAATATTTGCGATAGTCACTACCATATTTGTTTCGTCAACATCAATAGGGTCGATAGCAAACTCAATATCTCTGTCGTGGTCAAGGGTTTTGGTTTCATAACCGTTTGAATATGTACCCGAATTAAAACCGCCTGCACCTCGTGTATGGTCTTTATAACCGCTGACCGAGAGTTTCGGGATTTTAATATCCTTACCGTTGATAATCTGAATGTCAGAGTTTGAGTGGTAAAGGTCATCACAAGTAAGGGCCTGACCATACAATTCTCTTAATACATTACTGAAAATAGTTGCGTATTCTAATACTGCCATAATTATTTACCTCTTTTCTTACTTTTTAGATTTGATGCCGAAAATTCCTCTTAAGGCATCTTCTGTTAAATTTTTGTCGCTGTTGCCGTCACCGCCGATTTTCTTAACTCCTGTGCCGTTCTTGGCAGGTTTGCCCTTGAGTGCGGGAATATCGTCAAGCACCTTTTTAACAGCCTCTGTCAGCTTTTCCGCATTGACCTTGCCGTCTGTCACAGCCTTTGAAAAGTCTGCAATTTTAAGCACATACGGAACGGTTGCAATGTCAACGCCCTGTTTTACGGCTTCGAGGGTTGCCGACTGGTTGACTTCTGCCATAAGCTTTGCGTTGTTTGCCGATTCAACTTCCGACTGCATTTTTGCTAAGTCGGGAGTGTTCTCGGCTTTCTGCTTTTTAAAAGCACCGATAGCCTCTTTCATCTCATCGGCTGACAATCCCTGCTCCTTAAAATAAGACTTCAAAACGGTGTCCTCTGTCACGCTTTGTTTGCCTGTAATAAGGCTTGCGAGCTTGTCGTAATCAAAGGCAGGAGCGTTTTCCTGTGGAGTTCCCTGCGGTGCAGGTGTCGATTCATTGGGGGTTGGTGTTGGATTTGGTTCTGCCATTTTTTCATATCCTTTCAGTTTTTCGGGTGTCTCCCGTAATCAGTTTATAGAGTGTCTCTCTGTTTCAGTTTTGCACGGTGTCTCCCGTAGTTTAATGTCTTCGGACAATAAAAAAGCACCTTACATATTCGTAAAGTGCTTAATCTGCTTTTTCTGTTTTAACTGCTTTGGCTCTCGGCTTTTTGGGAGTGTCAGGCTTGACCTCTTCTGCAAAACCGCCGTCAATGAGTTCCTTTGCTCTCTGCTCGGAGCATTCAAAAACTTCATTCACAGGTCGGGTTACATAGCCGTTCTGCCTGTCATTAAATGCTGTTGTTACTCTGATTTTCATTCTGTCACCACCTTTCTAAACTGGTCGAAATCGACGGGTTTAAATGCAAAAAGCACCCTATAATCAACATTGCTGTCGATTATAAAATGCTCAATTCGTAATTTTATGCTGTTTTTGTGAATTGCATATAACAAAACCGCCCTTTTTACGGAGCGGTTAGATTATGCCACTATCTTTTAGATATTGCATTTTTTGTTTTTCTCTAAGCTTACTGTAAAGTGCTTCAGCATCTTTAGCTTCTTGTGGAGCATCTTCACGCAAAGTGACATTTAAACCATTTGTTACAAGGTACGGCTTAAACGCATTCCATAGAGATTTTTGTTCTTCAGTTTGTATCAATCTCATACTATCATCACCCTAAAAGTTTGCTGACTCTGTACTCGTTATACACTTCATCCATAGCTTTATCTTTTAAGCATTCAAAAGCATACTCACTTATATCCTCTATATTATAACCGTTATTTATCAATTTTTCAACCTTTGGAGCATAAATTTTATTAAGGTAATCGCAATATTCAAAATAATCGTTAATACCTCCGAATTTTGCTCTGTAACTTTTAGCGTCTTGCCAATGAATCAGTTCGTGAAGAATTGTACTCAATCCGTCTTGCGGACAAGCCAAGTTTTCTTGTAAATCTGACAAATCACTTGTTGAAAAGTATGCTGAATTGACATTTAGAACATTCTGCATTGGCATATATGAAGCAATAGCATTTACTCGCATTTCTTCGGGAGAGATAATACAAATATCAGGTTTTCCGCTTGTTTCAACCTCTCCGAGCATATCAAACGCTTTTCTCACTTGCATATCAAAATCATGAAGTTCTTTTCGTTTTAGCTTTACCTTATCTGAAATATAAACATTATCACACAATGTATTTGCCTTGCGGGTATCAATTGTAATTGTTTTGCCCTCAATTTTGCGTTCAAAAGTTTTTGATATATCTTCCTTAAAAACAGGTCTGTAATATTTTTGTTCATCAGTCTTCAAAGAAAATTGTTTTGCCTTTTCTTCAAGCATATCAGCCCTATCGTGCCACTCATCGGCTCGGGTTTGGGCAATGCGTTTATTGTCCTCGTCAAGACTGTATTCGGCACGGCGGTCAAAGCGTTGCGCCTGCCGTTCTGCGTACTGCTGTTTTTCTTCAAGCCGTTCTCTACAGTCCATTTCTGCCTCTTCTTCGGGGGTGACAGGTTCGAGTGTCGTTATTTCCTCGTAATATGTACTTGTGCTGTCCTTACATCTCGGATGAAACAAACCGTTCTTGATTGCGGTTGAGAGAAGCGGATAGTTTCCGTCTGACTTTTTGCCGTTTGAATAAACATCGTCAATAAACACCTTGCCGATATATTTTGCACAATCGGGGCAACCGCCCTGTCTTGAGTTCACAACAACGAGGGATACTCCCCATTCGGCTCGCTTTTCGCCCTCGCCACGCAGATAGGCTCTTTTGTTGGCTGTTTTAACCGCCATATCCGCATAATCCGAGAGCGTATGCCTTGCACCGTTTTTGTACTCCACACAATTCAGTCCTGCGTTGAGCATATCTTTACACGCCATATCAACGGCTTTTTCGTATGTAACCGCACCCGTGTTCATTGCAACCTGTGCGTTAAAAATCGCCTTGCGGTACTTGTCGTTGCTCATACGCAAAACCGCCGTTTCTGCCCTCTTTAAATCGTCTGTGGTCGATTTTATGAGTGCGTCAAGTTTACGGTCATTCACCTTAAAAAACTCGGCTGTGCTGTGTGCTGACGGCTTTTTCGGGGCTTTGAAACCGTCCTTAACAGCTTCAAGAATTTCTGCCTCCTGACTTGCATTTCCGTCAGCTTTGGCGGTGCGAATCATCTCTTCAACCTTGCTGTTAATGGTTTTGAAACGCTTGCCGAATTTCTTTGCGTTGTGCTTACGGTACTCTTCAAGACTTTTGAGCTGTTCTGCCTGCCATTGTGTCCAGTTGTAACCCTCTTTGGTTTCTTCGGCTCTGTGACGGCTGAAATTGCGCATCATGCTGTCGATAAGCTCGTTTTCAATTCTCTCAAAAGCCTCTTTAATGTTGTAATCACTCATTGCTTACCCATTTGCTGTCATCGTCCTGATTTGTGATATCTTCGGGTTTATCGGGTTCATTGCCCGTGTCGGTAAGGTCCACATCGTCAAGCTCCGACTTTTCTTCTTCGCCTGCAATGCCCTGCTCTTCCTTAATTCTCTGCACCTCTTCGGCTTTCCAATCCTCCGACTTGCTGTCGCCGTAAAGCTCGTCAACCGAGGTTTCAACTGACATCAAACCACCCTGTCTTGCTTTTGACACGGTTTCAACCTGACTTTCGAAGCTCGGATTTGCATATTCGCCGAAGTTTACGGATACTTCCAAGCCCTCAACAATACCATTGCCGTTAAGTTCACCGTCTGCATTGAGTACAACTGCAACAAGGCTTTGAAGTGCGTTCTGCGTAATTTTCACAAGGTTCTGCCTTGTGTAAAGGGTTGTCTTTTCCTTTTCACGCTGAGCGTCTGCATTATCAAGCTTCTTCGTGTCAATGCCGAGAGTTGACGGCGATATAATGCCCTGTAAGCAGAGGTCGAGGGCAGTAATGTATGAACTCAAATAGCTTTCGTGCTGAATCTGCGGACTTTCGGTGTAAATCCTGTTGCCGTTGCCGTTTTCAGACATATCGTTGCCCACGGTGATAAATCGGTTGTCAAACGGATTTGGCGATATCGGCTGACAGGTTTCGGGATTTCTCGGAACAAGGCAACCAGGCACATACTGCTTTGTTCGGCAGGCTCTGAGTGCGTCCATCCACTGTGACCACACTTCATCAAGGCTGTCGAAAGCGTCTGTTTTTATGCCGATAATGCCCGCACCTCTGCCCTTGTGGCACGATTTGCCGTAAAGGACAGGTACAGCCCACATATATGATTCGTCAAATGTAACGCCCTTTGAATCAATCCACGAAAGAGCGTCAACCGTGTGCAGGTCAATCTCTTTGCCGTTGTCATCATACAAAGCATAGTGAATATAGCCGTAACCGTATGTTTCTTCAAAACGGTAACGGCGGTGTTTTTGCGTGTAATCGGTGTAAAACTTAACCTCTCGGATTCTGCCACGCACATATGTAAAGTCGATGTTTTCGGCAGGATACCATTCAACAATCGGAACATCTGATACAGCCGTGTCAAAGCTGACCTTAAAAGCACCGTCACCGACAACACATAGGTCACGGAGCATTTGCTTAACCGTGTCGGATAACTTGTTCTGCTTTTCAATGTCTTCCCAACGCTCTGCATAAGCGGTTGAATTTTTACTTGTAACATCTGTGCCGTTGTAGTCGGCAATTACGATATTCACAAGCGTTTCGCAGATGAGTGCCGGCAAGCCCGTGTGTATTTTACGGATTTCAAGCCCCTTTGTGCTTTTTGCCGCCCAAAACATAGTTTTGTTTGTATCAATCTGCCTGTACAGCTCCGCAAGCTGTCTGCTGTTGCCCCAATACCAAATGCGATTGATAAAGCACTCGGTCAGATGATTGCTTGTTTCGGTGACGGTAATTGTTTTGTCGCTTGCAGGAGTAATCTGCAAAAAGTTTTTAATTCCCGATCTGATAGATTCAGCCATTCTGTTAATCAGCCCCATTTATTTCACTTCCAATAATATTTTTAAACGGCAGCCACGCATATTGACCGCTGTTAATGCAATGGTCGTGACCGTCCTCAGGTGTGTTGTCTTTATCCTCTCGCCAGCTGTAAATTTCAAACTCGGCAATCGTGTTTTTACAATGTTCAAGCACAAAATAACAGTCGGTGGCAAGCCAGCCGAGTACAAGATTGATTCGGTCGATAATCTTCGTTTTCTTCCATGCATTTGCAAAGTCATAGACACAGCCGTGCTGTCGCTTATACTTTTGAAATTCGGTAATAGTCGCTTGGTCGGCGCTGTCAATAAAAGCCGTGCGTGCAAAGCCCCATTCATCACGGTTGCGGTCAAGAAAATCAATAAAATTCTTCACCGTGTCACTCGGGGCAATAGGTGTTTGCATTTCGGCATTGTTGTAAACTCTTTCATCAAGCTGAACACACTTGCCGTGATTGGTAATGCCGTAAAATGTCATTGCGATAGTGTCAGGCGACTTTTGCGAATAGGCGGTATCAAGACCTGCGGTGAACTGAACAAAGTGTTCCGACTTGCGGTTACAGTTCAAAAACTTTTCTGCCCACTCTTTTGATTTGATGTGTCTTGTCCTCTCAAAATTCGGGAACACAAGCCCTGTTGCTCTGCCACGCAAACCTAAGATTTTATTTTTATAGAGCTTTGTACCTTTCGGTGCAGAGTTCTTTTTCTTTTCAATCTGTTCGGGTGTAAGACTTAAATTATCGGCAAAAGAAAAGAACCAATACCGCCAATTCGGTACAGGTTCTTCGGTAAGCTCCGCCGTAATCTCGGGAGGAACATCGTTTTTATATTTTTTAAAAGGACGGGAGCGATTGACAAACTCCTTATACACAGGCAGGCTCGGATCATCGGGATTCAGCGTTGCAAGCATATAGTCATTACGGGTTGACATCTCTCGGATAAACTCGATATCGGCGGTGTTGATTTCGTCAATATAAACGCACCCAAACTGCGCACCGAGAACCATTTCCCACTTATCCCGACTGCTGTAACCGAGAATATAGATAATTTTGTCCTCAAACTTGATATGCGGCAGCTTGTAATCCTTGTCGCCGTTACCACAATAGACAGCGTTGCGGTGCAAGTCGAGAATACCGTTGTCCTGTTGAATTATAGTTTCCTCAGCCTTGCCCGTAGTTTTGGCGGCAATGGCGTGTATCTTCTTTTTACTTTGCGACACCATTCGCATAAACTTAACGCCTGCTCCGACGGTAGTTTTGCCGGACGCTGTAGTTCCTTCAAGAAATTCAGCCGACACATTTGTTGTGTTGATAAAGTCAATGTATTTTTGCGACAAAGGAAAGCTACTCACTCAAGCCCTCACCGCCTAACTGTCTGAACACATCAGAGAGCTTTTCGGATTGCTCAACCTTTGCGTCAACCTTAACGGTGTATTCTCCCGTCATCTTGTTGAGCGTGTCAATAGCCCTGATTCTGTCGGAGGTGTCCTGCCCGTCATTCCTTGCAATGTCGGACAAAGCAACCTGTCTGTCCTTTGCACTCATAATGCGCTCGTCTTTGAGCTTATCGGAAAGCTCCTTGATGTATTTTGAAACTCCAACATTATCCAACAATTCATACGCTCTTGCGTTTGCGTAATTTTCTGAATATCCTGCCTGTATCGCACTCTGAACGGTGTTACCGCTCTGCGCATAATATTCCGCAAACTTCCTCTGCCTTGCATTTAATTTGTCTTTCACGGTATCACCTCTCTTTGTCTGAAAATTCTAAAAATAAGCAAAAGAAAAGAGAGTACTAAATGCACTCTCCATTAATCAGTATTAGGCGTTAAAGCATTAATTCTGTCATTCAATTCTATCAGTGTATTTTTCACATTTAGATAGTCTTTAGGTGTAAAAGATTTATCATTCCTACTATTAAGCATCACATTATTAGCTCTCGATAATCTTCGATAACAGGAAACAAGTAAATCGAGATTATCTGGATAATTACTCAATGCATCTTTGCATTCCATAACCAGCCGTGCAAAACTACGATTATTGAGGCCACAATTTAATTCGTCACTAACATTTGGCGTATTAGAAAACATTCTTATTGAATCTTCAATAGCATCTAACTTTGAATATATTGATTTCATCATAAATCTATCAAAAACAACCTTATCAACTTTGGAATTATCTACAGTTGCATTTTCTAAATCGACTATGTTCATTAACGAAAATGAACCATTTTTATAAGTTTCCTTTATCGCATTAGCAATATCATCTTTTGCCTTAATAACATTTTCATACAATCTATCTCTCTTATAAAAAACAGTATTTATTCCTGCTACGTCAAAAATTTTATCAGTAGCATCGTCCTGTACCAAAACTACTTTTTTGCCATAAGCTTGTCGAATTCCTAATTCATACATAACATTTGGATTTCTTGAACTTAAATCGCAAATTGCCATATCACATTCAATTAAATTTTTCAAAATTTTTTGCATTATCGAATCACATATTTGATTACTGTCTGCTCTTATAGGTTCAAACTCCGCCTCTTTGACAGCAGGAACAATTATCTGTTCGTATATTTTATCAAAATGACCTGTAGGATATTTTGGCTGGTCTGATATAGGCATTATAACAAAACAGGTTTTTGCCTTATTTTCTCCGCTCATATGCGACTCTCCTTAGTTGTAATATATCACTAATCTATCATATTATTTGACACAATTCAACAGATTTTACATTTTTCTGTAAACCGCACAATTAAGAAAGTAATAATTTGTATAAAATAGCCACACACAACACAAAACCGCCCTCAAACGAGAGCGGTCTGTGCAATTTTTTTAACTTAGGAGAGTTCTACATATGTCCTGTTTGTCAAACTTTCATAATACCATTATACGCAGGGTAAGGGTGACATTCAATGACATTTCAAAATAATTTTACGAGAAATCGAACTTTTTTCGGAACGCCTGTAACGCTTCGCCGTGTAATCTCAGGGTATGCCTTACGCTCATTTCCATACTCTCGGCAATATCCTCCCACCTCTGACAATTTATGTAATACTCGGTCAAAATTGCAATGTAACGGTAATCGTCAAGTGCGTTGATTTTACTGCGGATTTCAGTTTTCAACCGCACAAGATTGTCAATTTCCCGATTGATTTCAGCCTGAAGGTCTGCAATCCTGTCCACAATCCGCATAGGGTCATTCACTCCTGATGTCTTAACAGGCTCGTTCTGCTTAACCGATACCTGTGCAATATTCAGCCTAAGTTTCGACAGCTCGTGTTCTTTCGTTCTGATCAGCTTATCCGAAACCCTGACCGAATATAAATAATCTTTAACCGTCAATCCACTTCACGCTCCTCGTCAAGCATACCAAGTTCCTGCGCCAACGCAACAACAGCGTTTACAATCAAATGCAAATCCTTACCTTTGATGTTACACATATTAAAGCAAACATCGCCCTCATCGTTATCAAGTTTACCAAAATCAATAACAAGTCCCTTTGTGATCGTCTTGCTTTCATTGTTATCGTAATTAACGGTAATGTTTTTAATATCTTTCATTTTCTTCACCTCTCAACGATTTGGCAATTCTTTGTTGATTCTTGCAGATAAGATCATTTATGTTACAAAATAAATAATATGTCAACCCTCTTATCTCTTCTATATCATCTGTGACCATAATGCGATTGAGTTCACCGTCAATCATATCACGGGTGTTATTGATTTCCTGTCTGAGTTTCATTTTCTTCATTCTCCTTCAAAATTAACAACTTTTCCATTGTCGGTGTAATCTCGTTTGTCAAATTCAAGTTTCAGCTTGTCGATAACAACCCTGTCGATATGTTCCCAAAACACTTCGTCAGTGTCGGAGTGTTCAATTATTTCGGTCATAGACTTTAGTGCCTTTGCACATCTATCACGGCCAAAGCCGAAATCTTTATGCAAGGCAAATACAATCGTCTTAAAAATTCGCCTTGTCAGGTCATTGATTTCTTTGTCCTTGACCTTCTGATATTCCCTGTCGGCAAGGCGGTTAATCTCCGCCATAGCCTCTCTTTTCAGCTTAACTGGTATTCTCGCTTTCAATGCTTTCTCTCCTTTCGTCAATCTTATCAAGTGCAGTTACAATCAACGAGCTTTTGGCTTTGGTGTCCATAAGCTCTGCCTGATAGTAAAACCGACCCGTTGTATTCCGTCTGATGATACAGCCTTTCAGAATGTATTCTGCACCGTTGTACAGCACAATTCTTTCAAGGTTGCGCTTAACTTCCGAGATATTCACAGCATTTCCACCTTGATGTAAATACCCGAAACCTCTGCCCAAAACTTTTCACATATCTCACTTGCAACAAGTGCGTCATCAGACCAAAAGCCGAGAGCGGTCATACAGTCTTTTAGCATTTTTTGCAGATTGTCCGTGTCAGGTTTTGTTATACGATATTCGCCGTCCTGATGTTTACCACGAGGAAAGCACCACTTTGTTATCAACCTGACACCTGACTTGTACGGTTCTGACGGTTTAAATTTTGCTAAATGTGATGTGAGCTTTTCTCTTGCCTGTTTCACCTCGGGCGGATTGTAAAAAAAAGGTTTGCCGTTTTTTACCATAACCTTATGTTCCTGTGCAGTTACGGTCGGCGGTATCATCGGCATAAAAAATTCAGTCTTCATTTTCTTCAAAATAATCAACTCCATACCACAACTTTAATTTCGGGTCGTAAACTATGTATCCGTTAGCTACTAACTTATCCAACACATAGTCAATCAACGCCGGTCGTTTAGAAATCCAGTCCATTACCTGATCGTTTTTGTAACTGTAACTTTTATTTGGAAGTTTTCGCCTCAAAGGTGGCATTCCCTTAGCGATTTTCAATCTTTTATCTTTTGAAGTCGATTTGCATTTTGCCATTTTTTGCCATTCCTTTCTTAACTTTAAAATTTTGCTTTTAGTCACAGGTCAGGGGAAGGAGTTGTTGTGCGTAAGCTTCGCACAACTACTTCACCCCTGTGACCTTAGGGAACGGAAATACTCCTATATATATAGAATATATATATAGGTTTTTTCTTTCCCTCGGAAAATCTCGAGAAAAAAGTCATTTTCCGTCATTTTCGGAAAGAGAATTTCTCGGGAAATTTTCCCTATTTTCCTTCACGGAAAGGGAAATTCTCGATAAAATTTTCCTTCCAAATTTGACAAAAAAGGAAAATTTATTCGACTTTTTCCTTTTCCCTCAATCCTGTTTTACCGCCGTCAATCCAAAATCCGCCGTGTTCTTTTAGTCGATTTCGGACTGTTTTTTCGGTAACTCCAAGATATGTAGCAATGTCATTTATATCTGCCTGACCGTTATTTTCTTCTGCAGTAAACGCTGTCATAATAGATTCTGAGCGTTCTTTTTTGCGTTCCGATTCACTTTTTTTCTTGCTGAAATTCTTTTTGTAGGGTGAGCCTTTGATGTTAAAATCGCCCTCAAAATTACAGTCCTTCAACACACCTGTTGCGTCCGATTTGTGAATCGGATAATCAAACCAAAGGTTAAGTGCATCAAATGCCGGAAACTCTCGCAGAGTACCCTCTATTCTCCACGCTGACATCCCTTTTACGGTTTTTTCGGCACGGGCAACATCTGACATCATCAGCTTAAAAGACTGTTCAGGAAGCGTTTTGCGTGCGATGTCAATCATATTATTTGCCATTACCAAATCATCCTGCGAACACACTTCACTGATTTTGTTGAAGCGACCTATCCATTCTTTGCAGATTTTACAGGTTCTTTCATCCTTTTGCTGTTTCATCAAATCATCGCTGATTTCAAGCCTTGTAAGGTCAAGGAGTGCATCGGGGTCACGAGCGAAAACACCCGAGCCCGAAACTCTGTCCATTGACTTTTTACCGCCCTGAGCACCTTTTGAATGGTGGTGACAGTAGATTACCGCACATCCGATTTCTGTACATACCTTGTCAAACTGGTTGCAGAAATGTGCCATTTGGTCAGCACTGTTCTCATCACCTGTGATAACCTTGTATATCGGGTCAATCACAACAGCTATAAAGTTGCCTTTTAAAGCTCTGCGTATGAGCATAGGCGCTAACTTATCCATAGGCACGGACTTACCACGCAAGTTCCAAATATCAATTCTGTTTAAGTTTTTTGGTTCAAGTCCCAATGCTTCATATACATCCTTGAATCTGTGAAAACAGGACGCACGGTCAAGTTCAAGATTCACATACAAGACATTGCCCTGTGCACACTTAAAGCCGAACCATTCTGTCCCCTCGGCAATTGCAATGCACAATTCGATAAGACCAAATGACTTACCTGCTTTTGAGGGTCCGCCGAGGAGCATTTTATGTCCCTGTCGCAATACTCCCTCAATCAGAGGCGGAGCAAGTTCAGGAGGATTTTCAAAAAAATCTGCAAGGTTGTCAAGATCAGGTAAGTCATCGTTGATACTTTCCACCCAGTCTTTCCACTCGGCAAAGTCTGATTTACCGATGTTTGTGTCAATGATAAACTGCTTTTTGCCGTTGCGGATAACACCGGGCATACGGCTCAGCCTTGACGGATTGCGGTTCTGCTTGTCGATTTCAAAGCCGTTTTTATGGCATACATTGTAGAGATAATCAACCCTTTTACGATACTCGTCATAGTTTGCGGCATCAATCTTAACAATAGCATGGACTGATTTTCCGCCCGAATAAACAAGCACCGCAACAGGCAGCTCAAGCTCTCTGATGATTGCATTTTGTTCTTCAAGAGCCATACAGTCAGATTCCACCAGAGCGTAACGATAATCGGTTACATTCTCGTTTTTAACACCCTTACCGTCCAACGGATTAAACCTTATCCACGCACCTGCCTCGGGTTTGTAATCACCGAATACATTTGATATATCACCGTCACAATTGTTGAGGGCGGCAATAAGCTCACCTGCCGTACGGTCACAACTGCCCTTTGTAGGCAGATATTTAACCTTGCCGTTATCGTTTTTCTCCCAATTTTCGGTTACATAGCCGACATTTTCGGAGCTGTCAAAGAGGGTTTCAAGGTAGGTTACAATTTCATTCACAGGATTCCAGTTTGCAGGCTCGTGAAACTTTACACCCTCACAGGCTGTTACTCCGATATCGCCCTGTTCAAAAGCAATTTCATCATTCCAGCCGAGTTCTTTCGATTCACGAAAAGTCATCCCCCTGTCTTTTGCCATTTGGACTATCGTGCCTGCTGTGACAGGTGAGGCAGAGCCGTTAAAGCTCTGCCATTTCTTTTCACACTCACCGTTGTGATATCGGCTGTCTGCTCTGCTCCAATCGTCCCAGTCCTTTACGCTGTATCCCTCTTGTTTGAGTGCCATTCCGACATTTACCCAGTCTTGGTAGTCAAGCTCTGACGGACTGATGTATTCAAGTGCATTAAGTAAGTCCAACCGTATTCACCTCGCTTTGCGGTACATATGTTTTCGGGTTAATGTTTTTCGGAGTTCTCCAACCGTTTGCGGCAATCCTTGAAATCAAGGCTGACGCTTCGTCAAACTGCCATTTGCCCACGTGCTGAAAACCTCTGCTTTCAAGCATACGGATTTGTTTAGGTGTGGTTAAGCCCTCAATTCTTCGCTTTTCGAGCCTGTCAAGAATAAGTTTTGCTTTGCCGGCACTCTGAATTTCATCGGGGAATATTCCGAGCTTTTCAAGTTTTGCTTTCTGTTTGTCTGTAGGCGGAGAACACTCCCAGCCGAATGCCGGAACATATCCTGCAAGGTCCTGCGCCTGAATTGACATTTCGTACTGCAACGGATCTACAAGTTTGCGTTTGCGTGTTCGCATTTCCGCAAGCTGATTTGCAAGCGCTTCTTCACGCTGAGCCACAACATCTTCGCTTGCTTTTTCCTCTGCTTCTTCAATATCAATCGGACATCCTGCCTGTTCCGATAAGTTTTCGGTCATTTTTTGTGCGACTTCTTCATTGTCGCAAATGAGATGTGCAGGTCTGCAAAGTTCGTGCCTTTCGGTGTGCCACAAAAAGTCGAGCAACAAAAGCTCCGTCTTGTTTGGTGCAAGCCTTGTTCCTCTGCCGACCATTTGGCAGTAAAGCCCACGCACCTTTGTAGGTCTTAAAACGACAACGCAGTCAACGCTTGGGCAGTCCCAACCCTCGGTTAAAAGCATGGAGTTGCACAGCACATTGTATTTATCGTTTTCAAAATCCTGCAATACTTCCGCTCTGTCTTCGCTGTTGCCGTTGACCTCTGCCGCTTTAAAGCCTTTTTCGTTCAAAATATCTCTAAATTTCTGCGATGTTTTTACAAGTGGTAAAAACACAACAGTTTTACGGTCCTTACAGTATTTTTTCATTTCTTCGGCAATCTGATAAAGATACGGATCAAGTGCCGTGTCAATGTCGCTTGCTTTAAAATCTCCTGCCTGTGTGGCAACTCCCGAAAGGTCAAGTGTAAGCGGTATTGTCACAGCTTTAATCGGTGACAGATACCCCTCTTTGATAGCCTTAGGGAGTGTGTATTCATACGCAAGCGAATCAAATACTGCTCCTAAATTTTTCATATCTCCTCGGTCGGGTGTTGCGGTAACACCCAACACTTTTGCATTGTCAAAATGCTCAAGCACACGCTGATAGCTGTCGCTGATTGAGTGATGTGCTTCATCAATAATGATTGTGTCGAAATAATCGCTGTCAAAGTTTGACAGTCTTTTCTCACGCATAAGCGTCTGTACAGAGCCTACAACAACCCTGTTCCACGAACCTATGCAACTTTGCTCGGCTTTTTCAACCGACGAATTAAGCCCTGTTGCTTTTTGGATTTTGTCCGCCGCTTGGTCGAGCAATTCTCCACGGTGGGCAAGTATCAGCACCCTGTCACCTCGACGGACACATTCTTCGGTGATTTTTGCAAAAACTATCGTCTTGCCACAGCCTGTAGGCAAGACAAGTAATGTTTTTAAATTGCCGCTTTCCCACTCGGAGAAAACGGCATTCTTTGCTTCATTCTGATACGGTCGAAGTTGCATTAAAAGCTACCCGGTGTCCAGTTATTCGGCATCGCAGTATTTGGCGTTGCAGGCTGTGTGTTATACTGCGGCGGATATGTAGGCTGTACATATTGCTGAGGTGCAGACTGTGCTACGGCAGGCGATATCGTTGTCACCTGCTCATCGTAGGCATAAAAATACTTGATGTCATTTGTTACACCCTCTGTGCCGTCATTCTTGACATATTTGCAGATGATAACCTGACATTTACCTTTCTTACCGATAATGCCTGTCCAGTCCATACGGAGCGGTTCGCCGTGCTTTTTCATCGACACGGACAAAAAGAGCTGTGACAGCTTCCATTCAAGCGAGGAGTGCAGTACGAAATTAACTGTAATTTCTCGCTTGTCATCTGCTCCCCACACATCAAAAGTCACCTTTGCCATATTGCACGGCGGCAGTTTGCCTTTACCCTGTGAGCGAGCACGCTCAACCTTTGCTACTGTAAAATCATAATCACCCTCGGGGAGCGGTTCATAATTTCCGCCCTCTTCGGTTATTTCGTCGTTCCAACCAAATTCTCTATCCATTTATACATCTTCCTTTCTTATTAAAACGGTAAGTCACGGTTGCTCTGTATCACTTCAAACACCTTATTCCACGCTCCCACAAGGCAACCGTTAATAAATCGTGGGTCATAGTTTGTAATCGGTGTATCGTAAGGGTAGTGTCCCTGTGTAAACACCGCCTGTCTGATTTCGCTTTCGTCAACTCCGTTAGCCCTCATAAGGTCGGCAAGTGCTTTTGGTATGCCCTCAGGAATATTGACAGACTTGTCATTCTGTGGCATAGGTGAAGGTGGTACAGGCTCGGGAGCTTTTTCAATCTGCGTAGTTTGTGGTACAGGCTGTGTCACAGGCTCTGCCTTAGGAGGCTGAGGTATCGGATTCTGCGGAACAGGAGCGTTATTTACAGGTGCAACATCATTAAAAATATGGGCAATGCCTGCATAGCTAAAGTCCATTTCTTCGGGCAGTCCGTGACGGTTCTTTGCATCCCAACAAGGGTGATGAAGCGTGTACATCACTCTCCCTCCGCCCTGTGCCTTGTACTTTCTGCCGTCTTTGTCGGTCGCTACCGCTACTGTTTTATAATTTGCAAAAAGCACCATATCCGCCCATTCTTTTACAAGCGGAGAAATCTGTGAAGCAGTCTTTTTGCCGAGTTTTAGCTCCCAACGGTCATATTCACCGATTTCATCAGGCTGTGAAAACTTGCGGAGCTGTGCGTGTGCGGTGAGCACAACATTGATACCTCTGTCAATCAAATCTTCAAGGCTGTTCAAAAATCTGCCGAACTCCTCTTTTTCGTAAACATATCCGTTTCCGTAACCGAAATCCTCAATACCTTTTTTGCCGTACTTTGAGCAAATATCATCAATACAAAGCTGTTCTGCCCAGTCGATTGTATCAATAACAACCGTCTTGCATACAGTCGGATTGCTTTTGATATATTCAAGCTGACTCTTGAGCATCGTCCACGATGTCGGTTTATCCATTCTTGCAACATCAAGGTTTTTTGTGCTGCCCTCCGTGTCGATAAACAGAGGGTTCGGAAACTGTGAAGCAAAGGTTGATTTGCCGATACCCTCAGGACCGTAAATTACAACTTTTTGCGCTGACTTGATTTTACCTTTCGTGATGTTCATTTATCTCACCCCCTGTACATCTGAAAAATTGATTTTATTGCCGTCAACATCAATGACAACATAGTCGATTGCGTAGTTGAGCAGTTCGTTTGTCAGATCCTGTATTGACTTGCCTGTCATACCTGCAATCAAAACTATTCTTGAATAATTTTCGGGCATAATCTTGACCTTGGTATAACCGCAGGCAAGCTCTCTGTGCGGATTGCATTTGATTACACATTCATTTGTGTTTGTTTTTGCTGTTGTTTTAGCTGTAGTTCTTGTAGCCATAATTAAAACTCTCCTTCTGTCCAAGTTGGTGTTGTAACAGGTGCGGTTGTTTCGGACTTAATATAACCGTCCTCAATGATGATTGAACATTCATCACCGTTTGAAACTCTTGTTGCAATGGCCTGCAGTCCCTCTGATTCAAGCCATTTTGCAAAGTCTTTGAGTGTGTCGGTATCCATTTGTTCGAGCTTGTCAAGCAAGACAAATCCGCATTCGGGATTGAGCTTGCGGACAATTGCCGTAGCGACACGAAGCTGTTCCGAACCGCTCATATTGTCCCACTTAAAGCCGTTGTATGTAAGCTCGCCCTTTTCAACAGATAAGCCGTCAAGTGGCAAGTTTGCGTTATTGAGCAAGTCATATTTTGTTTTGCGGATTTCTTCAAGCTGTGCCGTCATATCGGCATACTTGCGGTAATATTCCTTTGCGTCCTCATCAGCTTTCGCCTTATCAAGGTTTGCTCTGACTTTGCGGTTAATTTCGTCAATCTCGGTAATGTTTCTTTCAAGCTCTGCCGTGCTTTCATCGTGCAGTTCGGCAACGGTCTTTCTGCTCTGTTCAAGCTGTGCAAGCACTTTTGTAAGTTCGGAATTGTATTTTCTCAAATCCTCGTTAAGCCTGTTGATTTCGCTCTGCAAATTGTTGGCACGGCTTTCAAGGTTATCTTTTTCTGCTCTCAGGCGGTTATTTTCACCGTTGCGTGCAAGAATTTCCTGCTGTTTATTGATAAGTTCAGAGGCTGATACAGGTTCATTCGGCACGCCTTCGTATTCGGGCATTTCGGCGGCAAACTTTTTCTTTTGGTCTGCAATCTGACCGATAGCACGGCGCTCGTTATACACCTGTGTTTCCTGCGTTTCAAGCTCGTAAACTCTGTTGCCTACACCGATAATCTGCAGGAGCGTGTCAGCCTTTTCCTTGCCGGTTGCATTCATAAATTTCGGCAGGTCAAGAGCAAAGTCGCTGACAAATGCGTCAAGCAAAGCCTGTCCGCCTTTGTTGCCTGCGGTGTCAATTACTTTAAGACTGCTGTTCTTACCGCTACGCTCCACAACTATACCATTTGAGAGCTTGATTTTGAGATGTGGCGGAATCGTTGAACCCTCACGGTACGGAGCAGACAGAGCAAAACGATTACCGCCGAGAGCCCACGCAATTGCGTCAAGAACAGATGTCTTGCCCTGTCCGTTTTTACCGCCCAACACGGTAAGTCCGTTTTCGGTCGGTTCATAAGCAACCGCCTTTACTCTTTTTACATTTTCGATTTCAAAAGCTGATATTTTTACTGACATATTAAAGTCCTCCTTGACAATTCGTTTAAAATTGTCTATCATTTAATTAATGTATTTTTCTTTGTCCGTTGAGGCTTTGCAGAGCTTCAGCGGATTTTTTCTTTTTCAGTTGACATTTGAAACACCCATACATTCAAAATTGAATGCTTCGGATTCAGGCGTTTCAAGGGCTTTGAGCTTGCGTTTTAGCTCTCGGTTTTCGTGCCTATAACCGCTTGACGCTGTTTTTTCAAGTGCAAGGTCTGTTCTTGCGTTTCTCAGTTCAATGCTGAGATGTCTGTTCTCTGCTCTGAGGTTTTCAATATCTTTGAGCAGCTTTCTTTTTGTCGGGTAATTTCTTAACCGCATTTGTTACACTCCTTTCAACGGGTTTGAACCGAGAATATAATTGAGAAACGGTATTCTCGGAATACGGATAGATGTGCCGACTACAATTACATTGAATCCCAATTTTTCGGGTTCGTCCTTTGCCTGTTCACGCAAGTTTTGCGGAGCAACTCCAATAGCCTTTGCGGCATCTTCCGAAAGCAGATAGACATCACTGCTATCCATAATTTCTTTGATTTTTTTGTTCATCTGAACTGTGTCCATATGTACACCTCCTTAATTTTCGTTGGTAATTTTGTCTGAAACGATTTCGACTGATTCAACATCAGCAACGCTGAGAGCCAGCTTGAGCAGTACAACATCGCTGACCGTTCGTGTTATCTGATAGCTTGTAACATACGGAATTTCTGTTCCGTCAATTTCAAGAAGGAACTTGTCCTTTGTGTCAATAAGTTTAAGTTTTGCCATTTTCTCACCTGCTTTTCGATATTTTATTGCTTTATTACCCAAATAATGTTATTATTTATTTAGAAAGGTGGTGCACATATGAGTGACCAAAACATAAATGATACTGCTTATGGTGTTACAAAAGCTGTTTTAGAATCAGAAGCAGTAAGTAATCTTACAAATCCACCAACAAAAGTGGCAGGTGGACTGTTAGCCGATTTCATAAACTTGACTGCCGGTGGCATACATTATGTCTCAATGAAAGCTGAATTAAAGCGTCAAAAAAAATTTGAAGCTTTCAAAAGCAACATTGAAAAAGGTGTAGAGAATATCCCACCTGAAAATCAAGTTGAACCGAGAGAATCAATTATCGGACCGGCTGTTGAAAAAGCAAAACACTATATGAATGAAGATGAAATTCGTGAAATGTTTGAAAAGTTAATCATCAATTCATTCGACAATAGAAAAATTGAGAAGATTCATCCGTCTTTTTCTGACATTATTCAGCAAATGTCACCTATAGATGCCCAGAATTTGAAATGTTTTGCAAACGAAGAGCGTTTACCTGTGTGCGAAATACAATTAAACCTAACAGACGCTTCCCACAGAACTTTGCTAACTAATGTTTTTTGCGGTAATAAATTGTGTAATTCAATTGAACAACAATCAATATCTTTGTCATCCTTATCTCGTATAGGGATTATAAAAATTGCATACGATAAATACTTAACCGATGATTCGTTTTATAAGATTTTTGATTCATTACCTTTAGTGATAGGTTTGAAAAATCAAGTTGAAGCTGATAACAAAATTAATAACACTAATTTTAAAATTGATTTGCAAAAGGGAGTGGCAACACTTACTCCCGTGGGAAAAGCTTTTATTGATGTTTGTCTTCGTCCTTTGCCCACTTAATCAGATCCATAATTTGAGCGTCGTGCTTATCAAGGTAGCTGTCTATTGTTTTATACAAATGGGCGGCTACTATTTTTATTGCTAATACTGCTGAAACAAAAGCTGTGCAAAGCATTAGCAGTCCTAAAATTATTATTACTTCCGTCTTTCTTCACCTCTTTTCAGCTAAGTCCGTTTAATGGGACTGTGATTGTGGTATTATTGATTGTGTGGTATTACCTACTGTTCTTTTTAAGAATTTCGTTGACAACTGACCTTTCTTCATTCGTCAGTAAGTTTTCAATTGGTGTATCTGTGATTTCAGCAATTTTCTGTCTTACTGAAATTTTAGGAATAACGCCATTACGCCAGTTTCGGATATTAGCTTTGCTCATTTCTAATTGAGAGAGTAACGAACAAAGTGTTATATTTCTTTTATCGCATATATCTGACACAATTTTGTAAAAATCCACAATTTATTACCTCCTTTTTTATTGATAATTTAGGTTGACAAATGTGCACTATACCTTTATAATTTAATCAGTTAAAAAAAATTAGATTACAAAGTTGGTGCACATTCACACACCTATTTTCGTCAAGTTAATGTCCCCACATCGTCTTGACAAGTTTATTATAGTGCATAAAAGTGTACTTTGCAAGTGCATTTTTGAAATTTAGGTGCATTTATGTGAACTTCGTGAAAAGTGCACAAAAGTAGAGGTGCATTTTTGTGTTCTTTGATTTATTGGATTCAATATGTAAAGAGAACGGTACAACGGTTACTGCGGTTTTGGTTGCAGTTGGTTTGAGTAAAGGTTCTATACGAAATTGGAAAAACGGTGTTTTACCTAAATACCAAACTCGCCTTAAAATAGCCAATTATCTCGGTGTTCCTGTTGAAAGGCTTATGACTGAGCAGGAAATCGAAGAAGAAAAGAAACAGCATGAGCAGATTGAAAAGTTAGTTGAAGATGTTGCAAGAAAGGTTTCTTCCCCTCTTCCGAAAGCAAATTTTGATGAACTTTCGTATGCTGCTTATCAAGAAATGGAAGGAGAAAGCGAAGATTTTAAAAACGATATACTTAGCTATATCAAATTTAAGAAATCTCAAAAAGGAAATGATTGAATGACTTTAGAGGATATTTATTTTGAATGTGAACAAAAAGGGATAACTGTTGATTATTTCAAAACTGACAAAGCAAAAGCATTTTCTTTTCCTTACGAAAACGGAATTGTAGTTCTTGACAAAAGCAAGATTGAAACTACTGCCGAGGAAACAGTTTTGCTTGCTCACGAAGAAGTTCACATAGATTTAGGTGCTTTTTATTTATTCACAACTCCATTAACCGTAAAAGGGAAAATGGAACAAAAAGTAAAGAAACACACAATAAAAAAGCTCATCCCTTTGGACGAGCTGAAAGAAGCGGTTCACAACGGTATAACAGAGCCGTGGGAACTTGCCGAATATTTTAATGTCACAAATAAATTTATGATTGAAGCAATGGAATTTTACAGAGATAATTTATTGATGTGATAATAAAAAAAGACCGCTCACAGCTGGCACTATGAGCGGTCACAAAAAGGTATGCGAGAAGTCTGCACTCCTCTTAATTATTCTACATTTTATGACATTTCTTGTCAATATAAATATATAATTTTAAGAGGTTTTGATATGAACAAATTAGAAAAATATATAAACATTCCCGAAATTAAGGCTGATACAAATTACTGGATGCTAAGAACTAAAAAAGGTGCATTTTTCGATGAATTTGTAAAAGACAGTTACATAGCCATAGGCTGGAATATAGTCTTGCAAGAACATTTAAAAGACAATTCTAAATTTCCCGATTTAAAAGAAGAATTAAAATCCAAATATCCCGAAAAGAACCCCACTACATCTCTGAATAAATGCCGCAGGTTTGTCTGCGAATTAAAGAACGATGATATTATTGTAATAGTAGGTAATTACTCCGTGGCTTTTGCTAAGATAGGTGAATATTACGAAAATAAAAACGAGGAATTCACATCAACTAAAGAACTTGAAGTCCATACGCAAATTGAAGAAAATTTTCACAAAACATCACTGGTTTTATGCCCTTACATAAAAAGAAGAAAAATAGAAATAATTGATGTAGTTGATTTGCACAGTATCAATCCATACCTCGCAAAAGCTATTTTCGGAAATCACCACAGTCTTAGCTCTTTAAACGAATATGCAGAACTCATTTTAAATGCTTGTTATGGGGGTTACATATTTAAGAATACATTGTCTTTAACATTCAAAATTGAAAACAAGGAAGGCATTGACGCAGTAAGTTTCAATCGATTCTCAACCTTTGTGACTGAAATGTTGTATAACGAAACGGCTCAAATGAATGTCCGAACTGCTCTTAATTCACCGGGTGATATTTCTTTTCAGATAATTTTAGATGGACTAAATACACTTAAAGATTATGTTATTCCAATTGTTACTACTTATGTAATTTTATTTGGTGGTTCCTTAAAAATCAAAAACTGTGAGATAAAAACAATTGGAGTAATAAATTTTATCAAAAAAGTAGTGGACAGAACACAAAATCGCAAAACATATAAATTGAAACGCAAAAACGAAAAGAAAAAAGAGAAACTCAAAGGGATACAGATAAAAAACCAGACAATTGAAGAAAAAATTAAAAACAAGAAATTAAATGCTGATTTACGCAAGCTAGAAATGGCAGAAGAAAACGAGCAAAAAATCCTGGAAGCTATCCATGAACTTGGTGCTCGTTCTAATAATAATATAGTAGACTTAAACAATCTTATACAAGACAATCAGGATATATTGGACGATAATGCCTGATTGCAAAAATTATAATGACTGGGAGAAAAGCAACTTCCCACAAAGCAACTGTAAAGTCTTTAATAAAGAAGTTCGCCACAAGGGATACAGCATTGAGAAACAGAGAAAAAACAGCTAAAACAAAGAAAACATAAGAAAGCATACCATAAATTTTTCTTGTTAGTTTTTTCATAAAACTCACCCCCTATTCTTATTATAATGATTTTCAGCAGTTTGTATATACAATTCAAACAAAAAGCACGAAAAAGGAGTGTAAACAATGGCTTTTGGTGATAATTTAAAAAGGCTCAGAACCAATAAAAAATTCACTCAAGAATATTTGGGCAAGGTATTATGCCTTAGCCGCACAACGATTTCTAATTATGAAAAAGGTAAAATGCAACCGTCAATTGAAACTTTGATTAAATTATCAGAAATATTCAATGTCACAGTTGATGAGTTGATAAAGCAATAAAAAAATCCGCCCTGCTCGACTGGTACTCGAACAGAGCGGAATCACCTACACAGGGTGCAGATGATACGATTAAAACGCAAAATAATTGTATCACAATCCCTTGTGTTTTTCAAGTAATTTAAAGCACAAGGGATTTTTGCACCCTTTTTTAAGCAAAAGGAGTGTATAAAATGAAACTGCCTAACGGCTACGGCTCTGTTTATAAGCTGAGCGGAAACAGGCGCAATCCGTGGGTTGCCTGCGTGACAATAGGATACAACAAAGAAACACGCAATCAGGAACGCAGAGTTATAGGCTACTTTCCCAACAAGCCGAAAGCTCTGAACGCTCTTGCTGATTACAATCAAAACCCGTTTGATGTTGATTCGGCAAGACGCACTTTTTCAGAAATTTATGAACTTTGGTACAAGGAGTTCATCACCGAAGACACAAATCCGAACACCAAAAGACAGTATAATGCGGCATACAAACAATGCTCAATATTATACAATCGCAAGATGTCCGATATAAAAATCATTGATATGCAACGAGTTCTCGATAACTGCCACAACGGTTATCAATCGGTTAGGCGAATTAAAATTCTGTTGAACAAAATCTACGAATACTGCATATTTCACGATATACTCCATAACAATCTTGCAGAAGAATTGAAAATCAATGCCAAGTCAGATGAAACAAAACGAGCACGCAGGGAGTTTTCGGAAAGCGAAATAAATCTTTTGTGGGAATATTCAAATCTTGATTCGGTAAAAATAGTGCTTATGCTGATTTATTCGGGAGTGCGTGTGTCTGAACTTCTCAATCTGAAAATTTCAAATGTAAACCTTGACGAACAGACTTTCTTTGTTGAAAGTTCAAAAACCGATTCAGGTGTACGAACCGTGCCTATAGCAGACAAAGTATTGCCGTTTTGGCAGAAATTCATCAGCGATTCTCAATGTGGATATGTTCTGAATAATACCAATGGCAAGCCGCTGAAATACGATAACTTTAAACGCAACTACTGGACACCTCTGCAAAACGATTTAGGTTTAGACCACACCATACACGAAACAAGACACACCTGCATTTCAATGCTTGTATCGGCAAATGTGAACCACACAATCATCAAAAAAATAGTCGGTCACAAGTCGAAAATGGACTTGACCGAAAAGGTTTACACCCACATAAACCCAAAAGAATTAGTGAACGCAATCAACAAAATATAGTCTTATATTATCCTGAATTGTTCATAATTATGTTTCGTAGCTTACATATAGCTAACAAAATCCCCCATTTTCCCCATTCCTATCCCCCTTGCAAGTTACCCTGCACCAACAGCCGTTTCTTATGTAGGGACGGCTGTTTTGTACCACATTTTCGGTCTGTTTTATGGTGATTTTCAAAATATTTGAATTAATTTTGAATAAAAAGCGAAAATTATGTTGACAAATCCGAAAATATGGTATATAATAATCAAGCTGTTGTTATTAAACAACATTTCGAGGTGTAACTCAGTTTGGTAGAGTGCTTGGTTTGGGACCAAGATGCCGCAGGTTCAAGTCCTGTCACCTCGACCAAAAAAGGTGGTTTTTTAACCACCTTTTATTTTTTCTCAACTTTACTCAAAGTTACTTTTCTTCCCATTCCTATGCGGTTTTTGGTAATTTTACGATAATTTGAGATATGTTTGAGTTAAGTTAAAAAAACGGCAATTACCACATGAATTACCACCTTAAATACCACCACGATTTTTGGAGTAGTTAAAAATCAGGTGAATTTCAGGAATTTTTCAAAAAAATTTTTTTGAACACAAAAGTCTTTATTGAACACAACTTAACAAATTCATTTTTTAGGATTAAGTCATACAGGCTTAGTCTTTTTTTATTGTCAAAATATTCTATATTATTGCAAAATATATATTTATGTGATATCATATAGTTGCGACACAAACTGAATACATTATCCCACGGTGGTTTGCATTTTTAATTAGGTAAAAATGCAGGCTCTTTTTCGCATACCATTGTTGGGAGTGAAGTTTGTGTCGCAACAATCAGGGCTTTGTGTTTTTCGGTGCAGGCTCTTGTTCTGCACCTTTTTTTTAAACAATACTTTTATATTTCATATTAGTTTTAAAAAATCTGCAAGCATTTTTTAAAGCTAATATGTAGCTTGTGTGCTGAATTTGTTTCTTTCACAAAGCATGATTAAATTTACTTTTGCGAGGTGATAGCAAGCAATTCATATCAACATGACAATTCATAGCTGATACATCGTTAAAGCAAAGGAGATAACTATATGAAACATAAATCAATCATTCCAATCGTTCTTTGCGCTGTCATCTGCAGTGTGTTCGCCACAGGCTGTGGCGATGACGGAACTATCACAGTAAATACACCTACGCAGTCCGTCACAGAGAGCACACATGCATCTGACAGTACTGTCGGCAGTACCGAGGGTACAACCGACAACAAGAAACCAAACGCAACCAACCCTGCTGCAAGCAGCAGCACGAGTAATTCATCGCACGAACAGAGTTCGTCCTCGTCCGAGAATAACCCATCGAAGAATGACCCTCAAGAGTCATCCAAGACTGAATCATCTAAGAGTGATTCGTCACAAACCTCGAAGCCTGACAAGTCTGACTCATCTCAGACTTCAAAGCCTGACAAACCGTCGCCCAAACCAACGCAGAAACCTAAGCCTAAGCCTACTGAGAAGCCTGCCGCTAAACCGACACAGCATACTCACACATGGGTCAATGACACTAAAAAAGTGACCAAAACAGTCACAGTGACACCTGCAAAAACAGTTACTTATTCAAGATGGCATTACTCATGCAACGACTGCAGTAAAACATGGCTTTGGGATGAGGGTGTAAATCCTAATGAGTATGAATCAATCAGAGATGATATCAACGACCACATTCTCAATCACGCATTCAACGGTGGTGCCGGTTCGTACAGCAAATGGACCGAGACTTACACCAAGACAACGCCTGCCGTAACAAAAGATGTGACTCAAACTGTCACAATAGGCAGACACTGTACAACCTGCGGTAAGAAAGAAACTTATTAAAACCTTTACCCGATGAAAAACTCATCGGGTAAATTTTTTTATCTTGAATTAAATATGTAGCTATGCTATAATTAAATGGGTATAATCTTTTACACCGACACTTACACTGCGAATCCCATTTACATCCCACAAATGGACATAACTCAGCAAATAAATAGTCGTAATAATTAACTGAAATGATTTTAAAAATAATTTCTTCGTTAACTACACAAAAAGACTATACCAATTAACTGCCTATACAGGCAGCGAGTACCAACTAAATAGAAAGGGGACAGACATTTTGATTTATACTAAACTTACTAAAAAAGCAATTAAGCTTGCTTTTAAAGCACACAAAGATGTGAAAGGTCAGGACGGTCTTCCGTACATATGTCACCCTCTGCACCTTGCAGAACAGATGAGTAAGTAATTAAATCAAAGTTTTCATTCTACAGCATATATAGAAACTAAGCTATATGATATTCGTTATCATATAGCTTTTTTTATTTGCAAAATTGTGAATAATTATACGCTGAATTTACATTTTTACAATTTAATTGTGCAATTTTTAAGCCCATTTTTGGACAAAAAAAGCCCACTTGTGACCTTTTTGTTATACCAAATTGTCCCGTAATTTTGTCACAAAAAATTTTAATATTTGTGACAAGAAATTGGAGTTGGCTCGAAAAGCCAGCGTACAAGCCATTTTTTATGTCACAAATATTTGTGACAAAATTTGTGTTTTTCTGTGTTTTGGTTCTTTTAGAGAATTAAAACGTGTTTTTGCCTTGATTTTTAATATTTATAAGAAAATAGACTATATTTTTGAAGCTGAGTTATCGGGACATTTTTAGGTTACAAAATGTCCTTTAATGGGACGAAAATGGGCAGAAATTTGACTTATTTTTTCAGAGTAATACAGCAAGAATTATTCTTAAAAGGAATAATACAGTGAAAAGAGGGTGTGATTTGAGTGATTTCAGCGGTTTTGTCACAAATATTTGAAATTTTTTGTGACAAAGAAAATGGCTTAAATACTGGTGTTTTGAATATTTATAAAAAATATTGGCACAAAGTTGAAAAAAAAGTGTGACAAAGAAAATGGCTTAAATAAGGGGCTATGGGGATTTTGTCACAAAAACACAAAAAAATTTAAGTTAATATAAGAAAAAATTTTATATATAATAAAATACACCTTAATTATTTGTGTAATTTTAACAGTGTATTTTTACGTGTTTTACTATGTGGTGTATTATAAAGTAGGTATATATACTTTTTGAAATTTTTTGTGTTTTTGTGACAAGACATGATTTTGAGGTCTTTTATTTACAAAAATGATTTTTGAAATAATTAAGGGGTATTTATTTTTTGAGAATATGCAACAGAATGCAAAAAAATTTTCATACATTATTTCCTTTCTCGTTTTCAAATATAACCTCGTAGTTATTGAAGTTATACAGCGTTACCATATAGGCGTTGGGATAGCCGTTCTCCGACTTAATCCAGCCTTTGAGATTACTGATTTCAAAATATCTTTTGAGAGCTGTGTCTGTGAGATTGTCATTAGGGATTTCGTTGAAAAATACATTGCCGTAATTTCGTCTTGTGTATTTATCATAATCTACATAATCTATCCCCGTCCATTCGCTCTCGCTGAGAACATTCTCAGGGATGTGTTTGAGAATGGCGTCTTTCGCTTCAGTGAGCAAGTCTATTAACTCTTTGACAGAATCAATGGTTTCTATTCTGTTTTCATACGGCTTTGTAATCTTGTTTACTGCATGACCGAGGCAGTCTTCGCCTATGAGATAGGCTTTTTTGTAGTAATAGAGGTTTGTGAAAAAGTCAAGCATTTGGTTATTCTCCTTTATTCATCAATATTTAATATTGATGATTTTTGTGCCATCTATATAGCCTTGCATGATGGCATTCAGTGCATCTTGAGCTTCTGTTTCCGAATAGAAAGTCGCAAGCACTGTTTCAACTGAGGTAATGTTGCTGAATTTGTTTACGCCTACGATGTTGTAATGTGTTGCTACATTCCCGTCAGCTTTTTCAATTTTGATTTTTTCAAAACGGTCTAAGTTAATAAACTCATAGGGTTTGTACTTTTCGTGTAATAACATAGTGTATTAGTCTCCTTTCGCATAATGAAAAGACCCCGTGGATATTTTCACGAGGTCTTTTTTGTATTTATGTCACAGCTTTTGTCAGCCATGTTTGTTACGGGTTTTTAATCGACATACCAACCTTCACGCTGTACGCGTTCGCCGACTTTAAGGGATACGGTCTGGCTGTACCAACCGCCGGGTTCGTCTTTGAGCATGTGAGCTTTGCTATGAGCATCGTGGTCTTCTTTTGTAAGAAATACACCTTTGCGACCGTCTTCGGTCTCATAGGTTGTACCGGGTGCTTTGGAATATGCGATGAGACGACCACATCCTTTACAGACAGCAACGTCTTCATCTTTATACACAGGAACAACAGTATATTTGTGGTATACACGCTCATAGTTTGTCGTTACCGTGCAGGTTGCAGTAGCGTTGCCTGCTTTGGCTGTGATTTTTACGGTCTGTTCGACCTCGAAGTAGTTGAAGATGTCCTTTGTAACAGTGAGTTTGCCGTTTGAGTCAACCTTTACAAGCTTAGGATTTGACGATGTCCATGTCACTTTCTGTGACGGGCTTACCGTAGCTTTAAGTGTACAAGGTTCGCCTGCACCAAGTGTAACTTTAGTCTTATTAAGCTTAATAGTTGTCTTGGCAGGTTCGTTAACGGTTACTTTGCAAGATGCGGATACACCGTCAACCTTAGCTGTGATTGTGGCAGTACCCTTAGTCTTAGCTGTGACCTTGCCGTTCTTATCAACGGAAGCAACGCTTGAGTTTGATGATGACCACGATACAGCCTTATTTGTGCCTGTAACGGTTGTCTTGAGCGTATATGTCTTACCCTTAGTGAGAGTAAGGTTTGTCTTGTTAAGCTTAACAGAGGACTTTACAGGGGTTGTTACAGTGACACCCTTTGCATCATATCCGCTTGTAAATTTGTTAGCTGATGAATTGATACATCTTACTGTGTAGGTATATGTCTTGCCTGATGAAACATCTTTGTCAATATATGAGGTTGAAGTTGTATCGACCATTCGTGTCCAACCTTTACGGCTCTTGTAGTAAACTCTGTACTTTTCAGCACCGTTTACTTTATTCCAACTGATTTTTACACCGCCGTCTACGCTCTCGGCTTTGGTAATCTTCGGAGCTGAAATATATTTTACGGATTTGCCCTTTGAATCATATCCGCTTGTGAACTTAGTTGCAGATGAGTTGATGCACCTTACCGTGTAGGTGTAATTTTTGCCTGATGAAACATCCTTATCGATATATGAGGTTGAAGTTGTATCGACCATTCTTGTCCAACCCTTACTACCCTTGTAGTAAATTCTATACTTTTCAGCACCGTTTGATTTGTTCCAGCTTATCTTTACACCGCCGTTTACACTTTCAAGCTTTGAAATTTCAGGAGCGGCAATATATTTAATTGACTTGCCTTTGCCGTTATATCCGCTTGTGAACTTAGTTGCAGATGAGTTGATGCATCTTACTGTGTAGGTGTAATTTTTGCCTGATGAAACATCCTTATCGATATATGAGGTTGAAGTTGTATCGACCATTCTTGTCCAACCTTTACTGCCCTTGTAGTAAACTCTGTACTTTTCTGCACCGTTCACCTTGCCCCAGCTTATTTTTACACCGCCGTTTATACTTTCAGCCTTTGAGATTTTCGGGATTGCAAGACTTGTCTTTGCCGACTGTGCCGAAACAACAGGGGCATTCGTTTCAACAGCGCTTGCCGTAAACGGAACTGCTGTTGCCGTGCCTACCGTCATTATTGCAGAAAGCAATAACGGCATTATTCTTTTTGATTTCATTATTATGCCTCCTAAAAAGTATGTTTTGATGATACTTGCATCTGTAACTAAATTTTATATCTTTAATTATGATTAGTCAACAATATGTAGGTAATTTTTTCTCATTTGTGATGATTTTTTGTTGAATAAAAGAACAACCGCCTGCTTAGTATGCCTAAACAAGCGGTTGTTTTTATGTTTATGTATCAGAATTAGTTTTAGAAATGTATTTATTATAGTTTCGTTTCAACTTTTCCTCTTCCTTAACGAGAACATCCAAATTACTAATAAAAGCATTCATCTTATCAATGTACTCATTATACTTGAAATCAGAAAGGTGTTTGCCGATAAATTCGTTTAACTCAGGTTCTCTCTGATTATACATTGAAATTATCTCATCAAATTTACTATGCAGTTCATTAATCTTAGCAATGTTTTCAAGACTTCTAAAATCATCATTAAACTTACTAACGGATTCCTCAGTCATATACTTAAATTTGTCAGAATGGTACTTCTTAAAATATTTAAGCAAATAATATCCGCACTTACTGTCAAACTCCTCAATAGTAACCTTTTTGTCATGGTTCTCAGTAGTTGGATTTTCGTTATCAATATCATTAAAAATATTTCTGTCCTTTAAAACTTTGATTTTGTGACGAAGACTTTCTTTGAATCTGTCAAGAGATGAAGTGTAATTATATTTACCTCTTGAATTATTAGAATATCTATTAAACTCATCTGGAAAATTTAACTTATATCTTACTTTGAAGTATATATTGGCGATTTTATCTGCGCCAATTTTATCTGATTTTCTGTTCATTTGAAGACTCCTTTTTGTTAGATTTTTAGTTATACAATGAATACATGAAATTTTTTTGAATTTGCAAAAAAATTTTTTAAAAAATATTTTTTGCAAAATAAAAATTCCTATTTTCGCACACGTTTTTTTATCTGTTTCTACTTCTATTATACGCCTAAATATTCATAAATCAACCCTTATATTTAACTTTTTTCGATATTTTTTAAAAAGCAAAAATTTATTAGTCAAAATAAATTACCATTGTTATATTTTGTGTGTTGTGGTACTATATAGGTGTCGAAAGGAAAAATTTTGACAAAATACATTGAAAAATGGGTAAGATTTTATGAATTTATTTTTGAACAAAAATAAATCATCTTTAAGATTGTTGATTTAATTTTCCTAATTTTAAGCCATCGCTCGAAATCCCTTTATTTGAGCGGATTTTCGAGGTGTCGATTATTTTTTCGTAAAAAATAATTCATATTTTTTTCCTTTTTTCAATTAAGAAGGGAGTGAATTTCGATGCACTTTTTGCAGCTCTTTCAGAAATTTGATGCAAAAGAATTTTTTGGTAACAAAGTGATTAAATGTATCAATTGTGTTCCTTGGAATGATTACAACACCAAAGAACACCGTGGTACAAAAGTAAACTGTATTATCATTAAAGACGGTACAGATTACCATGGCAAAGAAGGCAGCAATCGTTACGAAAAGCTGACTTTTAAAGTCCCGAAGGATATTGTTATTCCTGAGGAGGCTTATGTTGCTCCTGTAAACCCTGTAGCAAAGGTTTATGGAGAATACAATAATATGCTTAGCATCACTTGCGATGATGTTACAATTATTAAGAAAGAAGTGTCTAAATAATGCAGACTTTCAGTACAAAAGCGGCACGAATTTCTTACTGCGCACCGACTGTAAAATTTATTACAGTCGGTGCGATAGCAACATTGATGACTATTGTTTTTGGCTTAGGAATGAATATTCCATTCATTCACGGTACAAAAGCAATGATAGTGCCATTAGTTGTTGGTGTCATAAGTGCCGCAACCGCTTTTTTGTTCTTTATGGTTTCATTCACATCTTTATTTTTCGACTTCATAGACGAAACAAGAGTTATGAACCGTAAAGTCAGAAATGCTTTCTGTTATTACAGAAACGGTAATCCTCTGAATCTCAAAGAAGGCGAAAAATTGCCAAAATTCACATGTGAAAAATTCACCTACGACTTGTACCATATAAGGGTTATTCCAAACGGTGTGAACATTACGAAACTTATGGAAGCAGGTTCATATGTATCGGCGGCTCTTAACAAAAGGTTTAAAAACTTTGTTGTTATTGATGCCGCTACCGATAGATACGGAACTTATGTTGAATACACTATAAGAGACATAAGCGTTGACAGAAATTTTTATTTCCGTAGTATCAATGATATGAAGCCTTCTGAAATCAGTAAAAATCGTATCAGAGTGCAGAAAGGTACTTTGATTGACCTTAAATCATGTGGTTCAATACTCGTAGCAGGCAAAACACGAAGCGGTAAAACAACGGGTGTAATTTCCATTATTTTACAAGCATTGGTATTAGGCAGAGACAATTTCGGTAGTGAAATCATGATAATTGACCCTAAAATGGCTGAATTGTCACGACTTCCGCACACTTATACACTTGATAATGACGGTGAAGCAAAAAACATTCTGAAAGCTATAAAACATTTTTCGGAAACTATCACCAAAAGACAAGCCTATCTTAATGATTTGTCAGAAAAGACAGGCAACGCTGTCAAGTGGTGGGAAGCAGGAATGCACTGCTCGTTCCTGTTCATTGACGAGTATGTTGCATTGCGTTCAATTCTTCCAAAAAAGCCGTTAAAGAATGCACCTGATTACAGTCTTGAAGTTTTTGATAACCTTCTCAAAAGAATTGTTACCATGGGTGCATCTGCTGGGTGTTTTGTCATTGTCAGCATTGCAGAAGCAAGTGTTCAGGAAGGTGGTCTTCCGTCAATGCTCCGCTCTGCAATGCAGACAAAAATACTCTTTAAGCCTACCTTGACCGAGGGAAAACTTCTTTGGGACAATGTACAGCTTGAAAAGTTTCAGGACGGTCAGACTTATAAAGCAGGCGATGCTTGGTTTTCAAGTCCTGACGGCGTAAATGATAATGTTCAGCCTGTGCACTTTCCTATTATGGATTTTGACGTGTACAAGCAACTTGGCAGGCAACTTTCCTTGTATTACAAGGAAGGAAAGCACCACAACCGTGGTTAACACGGTTGTGGTGCCAGCAAGTCAATCATTAAATACAGCCTAAGTATTGCCGTTGTAGGGCTTGTTTACAACGGCAATACTTAAAGTGCCAAGTGCCAAAACGTACTTGAGCATTAAAAAATTAAAGGTGGAAATTTAGTTGAAAAGCAATCAAATTAAGTCAAAAAATATGATGGCTGTACAACAGTTAAAATACCTTCCAAACGGTGGAGATGTTGACAAATTGTATGACCTCATTGAAGGTACACTTAAACCAAAGCGTTTTGCCCTGATAGTGCATGATAAGGATTTTGACGAAAGTACAAGCAAAATAGCTGAACCTCATGTACATATAATGCTCTCATTTTTAAATGCACGCAGTATCTCAAATGTTGCAAAGACTCTTGGTATTCAGCCACAGCAGATTGCAAAATGGGATGGCAAAGCGGCAAACGGTTTTGCTTATCTTGTACACAGGACAAAAGATAGTTCTGACAAATACCAGTACAATCCAATAGATGTTAGTGCTAACTTCGATTATCCGAAAGAACTTGAAATCTACGAACAGAACGCAAAAAACAATGCGAAGAAAATCAAAATGACTGAAAAATTAGATGATTTGTACAACGGAAAAATCACAAGGGAAGAACTCGAAGATTCATTAACAGGCGCTTTATATGCTCGCTACAAAAGGCAGATTGATGACATTTATGCAAAGCGACTTACGGATGAAGCAAAAAAATTCAGAAAGAAAATGATTGACGGTAACGTTCCCTTAATTGTTATTTGGATTTACGGTCAGTCAGGTTTGGGCAAGACAAGACTTGCCAAAAAAATTGCGACCGACAAAGGTAACCCGTGGTTTATCAGCGGTTCAAGTCGTGACTTATTTCAAAACTACAACGGAGAACATACGATAATTCTTGATGAATTGAGACCTGACGACGGACTCACTTACAGAGATATGTTAAGGTTGCTCGACCCTTATGGCTTTGATATGAATGCACCGTCAAGATACAGAGACAAGGCAATTGCCGCAGATTTGATTATTATTACATCACCGTTCACTCCTAAAGAGTTTTACGATAAACTTTTTCACAATACTATCACATATTTCGATTTTATTGACAGTTTTAATCAGTTACTCAGAAGAATAAGCGTAATTATCAACGTTAATTCATCTGACATTCACAGAGAATATTATGACAGTCAAACAGGAAACCTTCTTACAGACAATAACTCAATCAGAGCAAATCCTTTTGCTGTCACAAACAATAACTTTGGAAGCCCGATATCTTCAGAAGATATTTATAATAGAATTAAATTTTAATCAGAAAGGGGCGATAACGAGATGGAAATGACTACATTAAGTTTTCTTTCAGCAAAGGATGTTGCAAATTACCTTGAATGTTCTTTGCCAACTGCACGAAAGATTATGAGCAGAAAAGATTTTCCTGCTATTAAGATTGGAAAGTCTCTTAAAGTAGAAGCAACGGCATTCCACGAGTGGACACAAAAAAGAAGGACATAAGTTTAAAAATAAAATATAAATTCAAATAAAAGCAAAGAACACAGAAGCTAATTATTGACACAAAGGCATTTTCGATATAAAATAGCTTGTGTATCAATAAAGCTTTTGTGTTCATATTATCAAATTAAATTAAGAGGAGAAAATTAAAATGATTGATAATATGATTACGGATAACAAAACTAAGAACCATAAAAAAGGCAAAAGCAATAAGTCAAACAACACTGTTAAAAACAATCATAAGTGCACACAGCATCTTGCCTATGGTGAAGGTTCACACTATTATGATGATAGCCACGATAAGTTTGTAGCACAGTTCAATATTGAAACTGATGATGGCAAGAAGCGCAGAACAGTTTATGCAGATTCCGAACTTGAAGTAATCCGCAAGATGGACAAAGAAAAGTTTCTTGCACAGCAGGGTGTCTATAATGTCAAAAATAAGATTACAGTCTATGACATGGGTTACAAAATCATTGATAGAGAATATCAGCTGAATCATATCAAACCTACTACATATGACAGAAAGTGTGAAACACTCAAATTGTTGTCACCTCTCTACAGTATACCTATTCAGAAAACTACCGAAGATGATATTTATGACTTTCTTGTTTCAATAACTCACTACTCACAGTCAGTTATCAATAAGGTATTTCTTATGCTGGGTTGCATTTTCAGAGAAGCTGTCAAAAAGAAAATCATCACCAAAAATCCTATGGATGATGTTAAAAAACCTAAATCAAATCAGAAGTTTGAAAAGGTACGTGCTCTTACTGTTAAAGAACAGAAAAAATTGACTGACATTCTTACAAGCAATGATATTCTCTATTCGGAACAGATGATTCTTTCAATGTTCACAGGCATGCGCATGGGCGAAATCAATGCTCTTGAGGTTAATGATATTGACCTTATCAACAATAGAATCACCATTGGGAAAACAGTCAGCAGAGGTAAGAACGGCAAAACCGTTCTTAGTAACTGCACTAAAACCAAAGCCGGCATGAGAAAAATTCCTATCAGCGATGAAATTGCTTATTTCCTTAGAGAGTATATTGACGACCAGCGTGAAGGATTGTTGTTTACTTCATCAAATGGTAAGTATGTTACTACAAATCAGGTGAATAGTCAGTTTGCTAACGTCATCAAAAAACACCATATTCTTGATGATTCCATTGACGGAAAGGTTTCACTTCATTCATTGAGACACACATATGCAACAAGATGTATTGAATCAGGTATGTCTGCAAAGGTTCTTCAAAGCCTTCTCGGACACAAAGATATTTCCATTACCTTGGATACATATTGTGATGTGTTTCAGGAGTTCAGCAATGAAAAAATTGCAATAGCTAATGACTACATGAGAGACAACGGTCTTTCAATTCACTAAATTTCAAACTTGCCGAATTACCATACAAAGTACCACCTTACGCTGAAAAGCCAGTGTTTAAGCCACTAAGTATGCTCACCTCGACCAAAAAAGGTGGTTTTTTAACCACCTTTTATTTTTTGCCAAAATCACTTAAAATGCCTTAAAAGTGGCTTAAACACTGGGTTTTTGAGATTTCAAAAATTCAGTTGAGTAATTTTGAATTAAGTTAAAACAAGATAAAAT